TTAGAGGTATTACATCAACGTGGATATACAAAAAACACTGATTTTACGTAAAATAATGTATGTGGGACATAATAATCCCACAAGAATCTTGGAAAAAAAACGTTTAAAGTAAGTGAGAAATATTGAAAATGGAACTTTTTAAAAAGTTCCAAATCCTCTGTATAAGAGGTATTCTTTGAAGAAAAAAACACACATTTCCCAAAAAACGCATTTACAGCAATCTGCAGTGTTTTTGAAAAATGAAATTATGAGTGACTGCAACCGTATTTTTTTGGAAATTGTTGGGCTTCTATGCGGAATGTTTAGGCATTTGTTTGACTTCCAGAATTATATTATTTTTCCATTATATAAGGAAATATGGAAATCAAATTGATGCATGGAAACCGTAATAATTTTGTATGTGAAAAATGCAAATTTGTGTGTAGCAAGCAAAGTAATTTTAATCAACATTTACTTACGGCAAAGCATTTAAGAGATACAAATGAAAACAAACCAATCGTATTTGACTGTGACAAATGTTCAAAAAGTTTTAAAACGAATTCGGGGTTATGGAAACACCAAAAAAAATGTAAGAAACAAGAAGAAGTAAGCTCTCCTCAAGAAACTTCCCCTCAAAAAGAAGAAGAAGAAGTATCTCCTCAAGAACCCCCGGAAAATACCAATCAGGAAATAATCGATAAATTGGTGACTTCAAACACAGAAATGAGGGAGATGGTAATGATGTTGGTGAAATCACAAATGCAGAATCAAGAAAATACGAAGGAAATCCTGCAGGAAACGAGTCGTCAAAACCAAGAAAATACAGAGAATTTAATGAATAAGGTGATTGGTCAAACCCAAGAAAATACGAAGGAAATAACGAAGGAAATCCTGCAGGAAACGAGTCGTCAAAACCAAGAAATGCAAAAACAAACTCAAGAAATGCAAAAACAAACCCAAGAAAATACAGAGAATTTGATGAATAAGGTGGTGGAAGTGTTGCCACAGATGGGAAATACGACGAATAACAACAATAACAACACATTGAATTTCTATTTGACGGACACATGCAAGGATGCGGAGTCGATCCATGAATTCACAGATAGGTTCATAGAGCGCGTGGTGGAATTTTTCCGTGGAAATTACCGGGACATAGCTTACAAAAGAATCAGTTTGCCGGACAATGTGCGTGATATATTTTACGAATGCTTGGACGAGAATCCCCAAACGCAGAATTTCGTGCAAACGACGGATGTGAAGAACGGGGTGTGTTACGTGAAGGAGAAAAAGAAGAACAAGGAATGCGAGTATTACGGAGAAGCGGAATTTGTGAAATACAAGGATGGTTTTACGAAGTCGGGAATAAGACTGGGACATGCAATCAACTGTGCATTGTTACCGTGCAAGTCGGAATGTTTGCCGATGTTGGAGAAGGATTTCAAGGAAAAACCGAATGAGGAAGATTATGACGAAGAGCATGAGGAAGATTTCTTGAGAGACAAGGACAGTTATTATAACACGACACGTGCGATCCAAGACAACTTGATGTATCAGACGATAAAAGCGATGAATATTTTCGATAGTAAAAAGACAAGAGATAATACACTGACAAAAACGAAGCGTAGAAAGAATGGAGAATAAGTGTCTCAAATAAAATACATAGACAGCATGAATGGTGTCTATATAATCAGCAAACAAATATATGATGAAAGTAATAATTCAAAGAAACGGTTTAGAAAGAAAATGCCATACTATTATATAAAATGTTTCGTACATTAATTTTGTCAGTACTTGCGTTAAGTGTGTCCGCGAATAATTTCAATGAGCGTTTTGAGCAATGGGTGGGAGATTTCCGTATGAGTTTCCGTGATACAGCTCATCGCGAACACGTATTTGCGAACTGGGTATCGAATGATAAATACATTAGTGAGGTCAATGCAAAGAATATGACTTATACCTTGGGTCATAATCATCTATCAGGTTTGGATGAAACGGAATATAGTGAATTTTTGGGATTTAACTCAGGGTCTTTAGGCAAATTTTCGCCTTCTCATATCAAGGAGAAAGTGGATGAAGTAAAGTGTTTGTATGATTGTGTCAAGGCATATGAGAAGGAACATAAGTTATCCACAATTCAGTGTGTAAAGGGCTGTTTGGATGATGCCAAAGAGAATTTGCTAGGAGCATTACCCGATACCGTAAATTGGGTGGATAGCGGTGCGGTGACCCCTGTGAAGGATCAAGGACAATGTGGTTCATGTTGGAGTTTCTCCACGACAGGTGCTTTGGAGGGTGCCTATTATATTAAGAATGGCGATTTGGTTTCCTTTTCCGAACAGGAACTGGTGGATTGCGACAACCGCAAAAACGGCGGAAAGGATATGGGTTGCAACGGAGGTTTGATGGACAATGCATTCAGTTGGATTGAGAAGAACGGTGGTTTATGTGCGGAAAGCGCCTATCCTTATACATCAGGAACGACCAAGACCGCTGGAACATGTGATAAGTCATGTACTTCTGTGGAAGGGTCAAAGGTAACGAATTTCGTGGATGTGTCTAAGAATTCGGACACAGCCATGATGACCGCTCTCTCCAAGCAACCTGTCTCAATTGCCATAGAGGCAGACCAGAAGGATTTCCAACTTTATAAGTCCGGTGTATTTACCGGTGGTTGCGGAACAAATTTGGACCACGGTGTTTTGGCAGTGGGTTATGGAACTTTAGATGGTGAGGACTATTATTTAGTGAAGAACTCATGGGCAACCACATGGGGAGATAATGGATATATTCGCCTAGGACGTGGTTCGCAATACAATACTGGTTCAGGACAATGTGGTATGTTAATGCAGGCCAGTTATCCTGAGGTCTAATCGCAGGCGACAATCTATATTTTATCTACATAATGTAAATATGTTACCAAAAAATCGTTTCAGTCTGATGTATGCACATAAATCGACGGGATGCAGTTCATGTGGTGGAGCTGTTTCCTTAGAAAAAAAAGAAAAAAAAGAAAAAACAGTAGAAAAACGAGCGAACGTTCCTCAACAAACTCCAGCCAAGTATATGAGAATGTGTTTTTAGATGATTCTTAAATGAAAATATCATGACGTTTATGGTCATAATATTTTAAAATATTAGAAAAATGGTATAGTGAATTATTTATTCTAAGTGGATTTTTTTATCACCCCACATTAAATAATCTCCGTCTGCGCGCAGTAATTTACCACCTAACCAAACGCCATCGACAAACAATTCTTTTTGGTTATTGACATACATGATATTTTTGAGCGAACTATCAAATGTTTGACTTAAATTGTTATCAATAACTTGTACGCCAAATCCACTATGGATATTACCTGATTCATCGATATGATCAATCACCATTTTGACTTCACCCAGTTCAGTGGTAATACCCGTTTTGTCTTTAATTTCAAACGAAATATCTGGACCATATGTTTTATGCATTCTCCAGTTAAAATGATTTTCATCATATTTAACGGTTTTATCCATCCAAGTGATAGAATTTGTGTCCCCCATAGGAGGAACCGATATAGGAGATATGTTAATTTCGGATGAATATGCTCCGTTTGTATTATTCAAATAGCCAACACGTTCAATTATATCACTATAATTCCATAATTCACTTACACGAACCATGGTGCTAGATGAATAAGAACCGAATTTGGAATAATCTTCACTGCCTTCAATTTCGGGTATTTCTGCAACACGTTCAAATGCAAAATTGGGATAATTTTTACTAAACGCAATACAATGATGTTTTGAATTATATGAGGAGGATGTGGTGCTATAATCCAATGTGTAATTAATAAAACGTTCATTTGTATTGATACCTAAAAAATTATTAACAGGGTCAATGGTAATATATTTATTTTGAACTTCGGTATTATTTGATGTTTGTTTGTATAAACTTAATTCTCCTGAAATGGACATATCTCCATTCAAAGATACTGATGGTGTCATAAACTGAGAGGTAATATTCACAAAAAACGCAATTAGTTTGTCATCATCATATTTATAAAATGATACATAATAATAAAAATCGTTATTTTGACATGATAACATACCAATATCTCCTTTGATAATATCAGATTTGGATGCATAATATTTATGATATTGTACCATGAAAGAAGTATGTAATTCTTTTAATAATTTCTGTTCTGTCGTTTGATGTTCTATAGAATTAATGACACTAGAATTACCAACCTCGAATTTGTTCGAATCGGTTATACTTACATCACTAACTTTGTGGTCTAACAGAATGGAAGGATTTGAGACAAAAGTGTATGAAAATAAATTCTTATTGATGTTCGTATTTCGTGATAGTAAATCAGTAATATATAGATTCATATAGTCGTTATTCATATTAAGTTGTGTTTTACGTTCATTGAATTTGATATAATTCATAAATCTTAACTTTTCATCAATTTGATTGAATAAATTTGAAATATTTTCATTATAAATCAGATTAATATTATATTGCTGAATATTCATGCTATATCCAATGGAATAAAATTTGTTATTCTTGATAAATATTCTATTGATTGAATATTTTAATCCATATTCTGAATCATTTAACTCTGTGTAAAATCCTCCATCATAGAATAAGATTTCATCGATAGATTTTTGTATTGTAGGCAGCATATATTTTTCAATAATTCCTCTATTGTCTTGGTCAAGATGATGATTTAAAATTTCCCGAAAACTATGACTCATCCATTTTTCATATGCATTATAAGAGATAATTTGAACATCCTGAGCAAGTTTCGTATCCATATTAAATTCATATATATAGTAAATATGTGTTGTATCTGTAACAAGATTATTTTGCCAATCTGCTTCATCATTAGTAATAGACAATACTTTTTCATTCATTTTCGACATTTTCTCAGCCAGATGATTAATAAAATCTTTTATGTTATTAATGGACGTATCTTGAATATCTAACATTGTTTTCGGATTTTGTGTTCCAATACCTAATGGATACATATTCGAGGTTGTTTTGTTTAATGTATCAATTTGAAAGATTTCATTATTATTAGTGGATTTCACCGTAATATCACCATAAAATAAGGAATCACCTTTCGCAATAATACTTTGTTCAATATGGTCATTTACAGAGATATTACATGAAATACGATAACATATTTTTTCGTTATTATTATGAGTAATTTCATAAAATCGCATTACAGAAAGGTACCATACATCTTTGTATTTTAATGGAACAATAAATACATTATGTGCATTCTTATGTAAGTTTCCGTTTTCAGAGATAGGTTGAAAATCATACTTCGCAATAAATGCATTGTTTAAATTGGCATATATATCGTTCATTTTGATATTTGTATTAGGTATAAATAACTCTTCAACGGATTTACCATTCCAATGAGGATATTGTTCGTGTTGAATAATTTTATTATTTGTCATATCATCAATAATGAGTTGCAATGAATTATTACCAAATCGTTCATTAAATAACCCATCGGTTTTAATTTGTTCAGTAATGATTGTTTGTTCGGACGTTTTAAGTAATGTTTCAGAATATGTTGTAGATAAAATAGTACCATAATTGACAAATTGTGAGGCAGATGTTAATGAATGAATTAGTTTCATCAATGTATCGCGATATGATTTGTCACGAGTAAATTCATCAATATTCAAGGAATAACCGGACATTTGAAGTGTTGGTGTTGTAATATTTCCTTTTACACTCATTTTTAAATAAAATAGTGAGGTAGTATTATCGTCATTATCGGTAACCGGCATTACAATCATATGGTCGGCATAATTATCATTTAATTCATAAAAACGAACTGTTTTGTATATATTGGTAATTATCATTTTTAAGGTATTATGTGTTTCTGGATTCCAATTATGGTTCGTTGTAAATTTTTGTAAATCATCGTGTAGATTATCACGATTTTTAATGAGTTCATTTAATTCTGATTTATATTTAGTTTGAATATTTTTCGTTTCATGAATAATATTCTGTAAATACCCCCCCATTGGATTCCAATATCCTCTGTGTTTGAAATAGCCATCATTATCAAACCTTTTATTCGTTAATTCGTGCCATATTCTGCTTGTGTAGTCAGAAAAAGAACTTCTACTACTACCACCAATCCTATTAATATAAAGGCTACGTCTCCACTGTATAAAATAGTGTCCATTTATGATTTCTTCAAACAAATCACCATAGTTTATTTGTGTATTTTGTATGGAACCTTGCTCGCTAACTTCAAAAATAGTGGGGTAATCAGTATGTTGTTTAAAATGGGAAATGTATTGTTTCAAATAAGCATCGAAAGTATTATCCATATAATTAGTTCTTAATCCATACTGCCAAATAATAGATGTACTTTCTAAGAAGTCAGTTAATGAGTTTTGGGTGGAAAAAATTGTTTCGAAATATTGGAAACCTGTCAAACGAAAAGTAGCCACATCGAATTTATATTGTAAATTATCTATTTGTAATTGTAACTCATTATATTGTGTTGTATAATTACTGTCCGATGCAGTAGTCGCCTCCATTACTTCTATAACACCATTGGTGATTAGTTGTTTTATTTGCGCAATTTGATCGAAATTTTCTGTTTTTAATTCATGTAAAAACTCAGTAGCGGTTTGTGTGTTATCTATACGAGAATTAAATTGAATAATAGTATTATCTATGTATATTTGGAATTGTTCTTCTGGTGTATTATTAATAGACGTTAGATGAGTTGTATATTGGGAAAAAACATCTTCCATGGTACTTTCTGGTAAATTTTTACGTGTTATATATTCTTCAAATATGGTGCTAAGTTTCGTTGCATAGGTAGAATTTTGTTTAGCTACTGCCAAAGATTCATAAATTAAACTGAGTCCGAGTAACTCTTCTTGTGTATTTGTTTCTTCACGTGCCAATTCGATTAATTCAAGATGTTTTCTTCTTTGCGCGATTGTGTTATCTAACATAGATTTTGCTTGTGTTATATACTGGTTAATTTCATCCGAACTAGCATCTACTAATTTAGATATCTCATCGGTAAAAACAGCATAATCAATAATTAAATTTGCAGATGTTGCAACTATATTTTTAAAGACTTCTATTACAGCATTGGCTAATGGTCCAATTGTAGAAGCTACCGATGCGGCAACAGCTTGAATCATGACTGATGTAACCAAAATAGCTACCATTGCAACATCATTCCAAAAACGTTCAGATGCCTCTTCATCATACGCTTTATTATATTGAATAGTAAGGCGGCTAATATCACCATTTAAGCCATTAATTGTAGTATCTAATTGGTCAAGCATGTTCATTAAATCAGTTACCACATATGAGCGTAAAGGTAGTTCGACGCGTGCCTGTATTAAACCAAAACGTTCTTCTCTTGTTAAACTGGATGGAATATGTTCGGAATTATAAATTTGTAATGCAATTCCTGGTTCGGACACACTCGTGATTGACGGATATGATGTATTATACCCTTCGTCTGATATGCTTTTAATTGTATCAAGTATAAGCGGTGAAAATTTATCAATAAAATCTTTCATATTACGATTTGATAAATTATCGATATCAACCATACCACGTATTTCATGTAATTCTTGATTCACACCCAATTTACCCATAATTGTTGCTGTATCAGTTACCGGATCAACATGTAATAAAGTATCTCCTTTATAATTTGAAATTTGCAACTCTCCTGAAATGATTGTATCGGCATTTGTATTTTGAATGGGAAAAATATTATCAATTCGAACATCTTTTGTTTTGAATGTTATAATAGAAGAATCGAACGCGTCAATAAAAATTTGTATAATACTCGTTATTTTTTCCACTCCGTTAGTGTAGGATATAAGTATAATTTGATTATTTTCAAGAGAAATATAATTTGTATTCAAATACAAAATAATATTGTACATTCGCTTGGGTATATCTATAGTGGAACCTCTTAAAAAACAATCTTTCATAAGAAGATTATTCCAATATTTGACACGATTTGATGAAATACATTTCAATTTTTCAAAATTAGAAATCGAACCAAATTCCCATGTAGTATCATTCTCGGTAAAGCCAATTCCTTGATTTGCATTCATCATCATACATAAATTACTTAATAGAGTGATGAAATTAGAAGACGATACACCATCACGAAATTTTGATATATCTAATATGTCAAATAAATTAATACCAGATGAAATAGCATATTTTTTCTTATTGAATTGAAACACATATGAACAATAAAAACGGATGTTTAATACTCCTTTATTTGTGTAAGTATCTGAGCTTGGTTTGGGATCACGAATAATTGAGAATCCACAGGACAAATTATGACTAGAAATATATGTATTAAGATTTTTATCAACATTTTGAAAGGATTGTAATACAGAATTTTGCATCATTTCAATAGCAAATTCATTTCCGTAAAAAGATAAAGGTCGCCCATTTCGAAGAGTAGAATTATCCAATAACAAAGAATGTAATTTATGCGACATATTATACATATCATGTCCTATACAACTTGTAAATAATATACTATTATCTGAAAACGAATTTTGACTATTCAATGGTTGAATTTCATACAAGGACAAGTCGGAATCATCATTGTAATATTCATCATATATGTTTTTCATTTTTGCGTGTAAATTATTTATATTGTTAAATGCGTTTGTCGCCCTTGTTTTGCCTTCATCCGCATTTTGTTTTGCTATATCATGTTTTGTTTGAGCATCTTTAAAGTTGATTTCAGCATTTATTAAATTAGTTCTTGCAAGTTTATAACTATTCAATGTATTTGATTTATAATAACCATATAGCGATTTTTCATTGTTCATATTCATTCGTATTGTACGGAATTCTGTTTCTACAATTAATTTACTTGAAGTAACAGTTGATAAAGTGTTTAGTGCAACAATATAATCCATTTGAGCTTGTATTGCATTTTGAAAAATAACTGAGTTAGTCTTTTTTTCTTCGTTGTTTATTGCACAAAATGTGTTATAGGATTTCGTTGATATTTTAAGTGCATTTTCGATTTTCAACATAATTTGCATAACAATATCGGTTGTAAGTAAATTCGTGGTGTCATTTTCAATTGTGTTTAAATTGGTGATTAATGAGCGAATCGGCTTAAAAGGTGAATTGTAGGATGAGGTATCTAACATAGAACTATGTTGATTAAATATTATCTGCCATGTATCATTGTTAATTTTATAATGTTGCATATAAAAATTACGAATTATTTCTGAGGTCATACCGCCGTTGTTTAATATATGAATCAGATTGGCTTTTCCGAACGCAGAAATGTGCTGACTAAACGGAGTTAATAAATAATGTTTATCTGACATTATTTATAATATACTTATAAAATTTTTGAATTTTTAATTCTTGATCGATCGGTCTCTATATCTCATATCTCATTAAATGAAACTTCGTCCCCCATATCATCATCATCGATGATACCATCACTTCCTTCTTGAATATCCTCCTCTTCATTCTGATATTTCAAACGCAAATTTCGCCATATACCCTGACGATTTTTTGTGAATTGTTTGTCCATATATTCGTGAAGTCCCTTAGGACTGGGACATTTACCCCCAAAATTGACGCCATACCACATTTTAAACTCTTCGGTCAGTTGACCCTTTTTAATCAGATTTCCATCCGCAACAACAATTTTCTCCTGAATAAACTGGGCAAGATAATCTTCGCGGTTGCGATATTCTTGGCTCGCACTCAACACAAGCTCACAATCAGTAACACGACCTTGATTTGCATAGGCACGTTCAATCAACATAGAAAGCATGGTTTCACTCCATAGGGGGAATTTGGAAATTAAGTCAAAATCGACCTTGAATTGATAGGGGCGTGATGGGTCAGTATCCACTGGTTTTTCGGTAAAGAGGGATACGAAATCCACAACGCGAAACCGACGCCAAGTACCGTGGTCTTGTGTTCTCACGGGCATGAGGTTATTACAACATAAAACCAAGGCAAATTGGGGAACGAATGTAACGGATTCTGTCATGTACGGAGCTCTTGCAGTAATAGGCTCGACACCAGAGACTAACTCTTTCATTGGTCCTTCATGAAGGACCTCAGCAGACTCAGGCTCTTGCATAACAACATACCTAGTCCCTTTTAATGCGACGATTTCTGGTGCAAGACCGCCGATTTTACCACGTCCTTGTGTAATTAGAGAACAGGGAGCACTTGTTTTGTATGAACCCATGACACGTGACATCAAATCGGTTAAGACGGATTTTCCATTTTGGCCATTTCCAATATAGTTGTTAAAGGTTTGATTTAGGGAGGGTAATCCAATTAAACATGCGGATAGATGGTTCCACATATATTCGCGTAATTCTTCGCGTGGAAACAGTTGCTCCATGAAAGTGTTAATAACGGGTTTAATATCCGTGTGTTTTGGGGATGAAAATGGTACATAATTGACATGGGTATTTTTGGTAATGTAATCATCAGGACGACCATTCCGGAATATTTTTTCTTTGAAATCGATTACACCATTTTTACAGCCAAGAAGATAGGGGTTGCTATCAAGACGTTCATAAAAATCGGGGTCATAAAATAAATCCTTCGCTTCCTGCATGATATTTTTCTTATCAGAGGTAGAACCGAGACGGGCAACTACTTTTAAAATGGTATCGATTCGAATTTTGACTTGTTTGTGTTTGTCGCTATCTGGATCAAGTGATGATAAATAATTGTGCAATTCAGTCGTTTTGGAGCTATACAACTCTCGTAATTCATTTGAAATAGCTTTGCGCAAATAAGTGCCTGAGTCAATTTGTTTCCATCGATGGGATCGGAAAATCCACCAAATCCCCGATTTAATGTCGGAACATACGTATTCATCCTTGTACATTTGATGAAGAACGACTGCAATGTCATAATCCCCCGCACCTTTCGCATTTTGATTTGGGTCATTGATAGATAATGCGGTGACGGAATTAATGGTTTGGTCCAAATAGTAACCAATGGTGTTTTTACGAATGTCCTGATACCCGCGTGGGTTATCTGTCATTGCCCAGAAATGAATAGACCGATTGGATACTCCATCGGCTTTACGGTCGAATGTTTCCCATTGAATGCAGAGATCATGGATAGTGGTAAAATCGAAATTGGAGGAACGTGCGCTAAAAGCAATCCATACAATTAATAGCTTGTTGGATGTATTTTTCAGTGCCCACCCAACACGAATCCATTTCGAATAGGAACCTTCTCCATAGTAAAATTCGGGTAAAATCATGACATTTTCGTATAATTCACGCAATGGGTAATCTTTGGGTTGGCTAATAGATTCTAAAAAGTGCTCTATGTGCATATCAAGTTCTTCGCGGTTACGAATGAGGGCAATCTGTTGTGGTGCGATAGAATCCAATTGCTTTAAACGATTGTTGTTTTCATTTTCCAATGAGGGGGTGCTACGACGATTACGACTTACTTCATTTGCAGAAGTTAATCGTGAGACTTGGTCAGCAAAATCTGTTTTGTAGAAATAAGAGGGATGGGAAGGATAGCGAACGGACAATTTGAAAAATTCTTGTTCAGTAAGGAAGCGCGAAGGGTCTGTGCGATTGTTCTCCAATTCGCCATCAGTGGAATCGTAAGTAATTTCATAAACTTGGGTTAGTTTGTAAGCCTCATGATTTGGTTTTGACGAACCATATAATTGCCAGTTTGTGTAACCATTCGTAATACCTTCATCGAAAACATCATTCCATGTATTTACAATCGGAAGGTCTCCCCATGTTTCAGCGATAGAAGAAAGAACATTTTTCCTGACAATTTTCTGAGCTTCGTGATTCATTTGCAGTCCAATAATCATATGAATTCCATCTTTTGTAATCTGTTTATCTTTGACACGATTTACCTTTGTTTTTTCGAACAAGAAAATGTGAAATAAGGTATCTTCTTCAAATTGGTAGGCAGATTTTAATTCGGCTAAATATAAGTCAACCAAATCGTCTAGATGTCCCTGTTCATAAATTCTGGCATCAACATCATATGAGAAATGCAAGTCAATATCAACAGCAATTGGACTTTGATCACTGGTTAATTGTTTTTCCGTCAAATATTCAGACTTTCTTTTTTTAATAATGTCGTTATAATACAGTTTCATGAATGTATCATATTCATCATCGGTAATATGGTAGGCACCCCCAGAAATTTTGGATGCTTCATTGCCAATTCTGGTATGGGTAGCCTCCTTTTTGTCTTGTGATTGGGTATTTTTTTTCGAAGACCGATTTTTTATCAGGCAATCAGTAAAGCTCGAATATTTTTTTTGTTTTGTACTGCCGGAACCATTAGAATCAAACTCATTTTTCGGTATTTTTGATGAAGATTTGGAATTTGAATCCATGATGAAGGATATGAAGGATACTATATAGGTATATTTATTCCCTTTTGCGAAATCAATTTTATTGAAATGTTCGAGTGCATGAATTTAATAATTGCAGGATAAATGCTCTGACGTTTTTCGAACCGATTACAAATACAAATTATATGCAGTGTAACGAATAGTTACAACAAAATTGAAGACAAACCACATAAAAGGAATATATCAATATTTAATAAGAGAATACGATGAAGTTTTGTGTGGTTTGCGATAATATGTATTATGTTAGTATTAATGAGAAAAATCAAAATGAGCTTTCTTATTATTGTCGTAATTGCGGAGATGTAGATGAAAATGTAAAAAGTGAAAATACATGTGTTTTAAATACACAAATTAAAAAGGGTGAGCAAAAATACAATCATATTATTAACAAATATACAAAATATGACTCCACGTTACCGCGTCTTTATAATATGGAATGTCCAAACAATGCTTGTAAAACACATGCGGATAAGACAAAAAAAACGGAGGTCTTGTATATTCGCTATGATGAAGAAAATATGAAATATTTGTACATGTGTTCGACGTGTGAAACTGTATGGAAAACGGATGAATCCAATTAGTAGGTGTATATTGTATTATATTGTATGACAACGATATTTATTCATTCTCAAATATCGTTGTTTTATTGTTGTTTTTTTTTGTTGTTTGTCAAAAATCATAAATGATAAAATTGATTTTGTGGATAGAAAGGTTTAGAAGGAATATCCCCTAGTATTTTATACAATGTCAAGTCCAAGCAATATTTTAGAAAATTTGAATGTTATTGAAGACCGTGAATCAGACAATGAAGATTCCGTTGATGATAATGATGAAGAAGGAAGTATAGGTAGTGCTGGTATGAATAGTGATAATGACGATACGGATGATGATAACGATGACGATACGGATGATGATAATCTTGATATATCCAGTGCGCAAAATATGCATGGTGATTTATTGCAAACGAATATTGGCATGGATGGTGAAGAGTACGATGATGATGATGATGATGATGATGATGATGATGATTATTTACAAAAATTCGATGATCAACTCCACGAGAATATTATACAAGAATATCATCCAGAACTGATTATTCACAGTAATGATGATATTCAAACATATACACGTATTGTAAAAAATATAACTGGACAAATAATTGATCCCCTTCATACGACATTGCCTTTTGTTACAAAATATGAAAGAGCCCGCGTTTTAGGAGAACGTGCAAAACAATTAAATGCCGGCGCCAAAGCACTTGTTGAAGTTGAATCTGATGTAATCGATGGATATTTAATCGCTACAGAAGAATTCAAACAAAGAAAAATACCGTTTATCGTAAAACGTCCAATGCCCAATGGCGGTTGTGAATATTGGAAATTAAAAGATTTGGAAATTATTTAGAGCAATTCATGCTAAATGTCAAGTGGTATAAAAACGTGGAATCTGTATAGTACGATTCAACGTTTTTTTCTGGTTTTGTTTTTGCCACCTACAATAGGCGTTTCTTTTTTTGATGGAAACAAAAAGGAGGCAGGGTCGTTACGTCTGAGGGTATATTCACGTTGTATTGTGGATTGATTTACACTACGATTTTTTTTTCCCCATTTTTTTGGATGTTTTTTCTTTTTAGGTTGATAATTATCGTGTTTGATGACAGAATCGCGAATATTGACGTTTTTTTGTTCATCTCTGATAGGTGAAATTTCAGAGACGATTTTTGAAATACGCACCCTTTTCTCTTTTTCGATGGGTTCAGTTTTTGGTTCGTGTTTTTTACCAAAAATCCATGCAAACATGTGACTACTTTATACATATATATTTTATGCATAGGTTTCGTAAAAAATCATATAAAATTGAAAGGTTTAACCTTCTATTGTTTTATACATCCTCCATTACAACATTATAGTTAAAATGAGCAAAAGTTACAGAGTATTTATTCCATTCATCCACGAAGAATATTCTTCGAATGCGGTTTGTGAAAAATTGCAAGAGATTGGTTTATGCAAGATTGTGAAAATTGATATGCATGATAAAAAAGAAAAAACATCTCAAGGTTCGCTTCGTTCATTGAATCATAAATATGCATTTGTTACAGTTATTCCTATGTTAGAAAACATTTCTGGTCAAAATTTTCAGAAAAATTTAGAAAATACCAAGAATACCCACATTATTCATGATAATAATCCTGAAAAGTATTGGATATTGAAACCTTATTTATCAGTTGAAGAACGAATTGAACGTGGATTTTCATTATTAGTAAGTTCTTCAAAAGAAGATGATACAACAAAACAAACTGAACTAAATGACAAAGAAACCAACGCAAAGAAATACAAAGAATCCCCAACAAACAAGGCAGACAAACAATCGGTTAAATTATCAAATATTCCAAAATATGAGACAGATGCGACGATTCAAATACCCGAAAGCGTGCGATGTATGTCAGACGATGATATGAAAGAATTGTTCAGAGAATCTCAAATGCGAAAATCCTATTTTGATACCAAATTCGAACAAATGGAAATTTATAATGATTATGATGATATTGAACGTGATTTAATACGCGTTCATCGATTGATGCAAGTTATTTAGAAAAAAACAAAAAAACAAAAAAACAAAAAAACAAAAAAACAAAAAAAAACAAAAACAAAAAATGGTGGTGGGGAATTGTATTTTACAGTTACCAATCATTTTTTTTTGCGATTTTCAAATGAACGACCAAGACAAAAAATAGGAACAATATCTATACATTGCGTAACATCGAATAATGACAACACTTCAATTATTTCATGTAAAAACGTTCAATGATTCATTTGACGATATTTACACTTTACAATGTCAAATCATTGAAAAAGAATCAATAACAAAGGAAAAAATAAAAAATTTAAAAGAGTTGTATAGCAAGTTAGTCAAACAGAATCATACGAAAAGATTTTTATTTTGTTTAGATTCCTTGTATTTTCAGTATAAAACATTCTCGATGGAATTAGACAATATTCAAAGGTATATTGTTATGATAAATAATCGCATCTATGGAGATTATTACAAACTATATCATCTAATTTTGTCGGAAACGTCATTACAAGACAATGATTTAGATAGATTTGTGTTAGATTCAAAACAATATACACCCTATAAAGACCTTGAACCGTTTCATGAGTATGAAACAAGTGAAATAAGTGGGATTCACAAAAAGATTTTACATATATTGAATTATTTACACATACATTTTTTTAAAAAAGAACAGTCGATCGATACTTATCGCGAATCAACCACAACTGGTATGTCGATTGATAATTTTATGCAAACTCTATTTTATGAAAATACAATGAATAAAGAACAGCTCAAATTATATGTCAATTATTTGACGTTTTTTCACAAATCACAGTATAAATATTTGATGAAATTATTCACGCGAATTCAATCATTTGAAAATGAAATAGATAATGAAATAATTAGTAACACTGGTCAAATAAACTCACAAGAGGGAATGAATGCGGAGACAATTTCCATCGATTTGGAGGAAAAACAGAAGAAGAAAATGATATTAGAAGAAACTTTAGCTATACTTGAATCTGAAAATGAGATGAATGAAGTGAATAATGTTGAATTTGAACATCCCGAGTATCATTGCAATGGCACCCAGACTGAATTATTGATTGCTTTAGATACAAATGAAACAGATATTTCATGTATAGTAAATGAAATAGTAGAAGAGATGGTCATAAAGATAGATAAAGAGGAAAGTTTCGCTGATAATCTAACGATTATGATAGAAAAATAGCCTTCATAAAATAAGTTATGAGCATATATCATAGACTATGTCAGATTTACCCCCAACGCCATCATCAAATAATAGCGAGCGTGTTTATTCCCCATCTTTAAACGGAGTATCAAAATCGAAAAAGAAAGTAGAATGGTCTCCTGAAAATGAAAAAATATTAGTAGAATGGTGTGATATTGCACAGTGTTATAAGTGGTTAAACACCAAATCTCATAATAAATATTCAAAAGCGCATGCCTATTATACGATTCCTGCGATTGTATTATCCACGATTACAGGAACCGCGTCTTTTGCACAGTCAAGTTTATCCGGTAGTGCAAAAGAATACGCGCCGATGCTTATAGGTACAATCAATATTGCCATTGGTATTTTATCCACTATTCAGCAGTATTTAAAGATTTCTGAATTAAATGAGGCACATAGAGTTGCATCAATTGCATGGGACAAATTTGCAAGAAATATTCGTATTGAAATTGCCAAGGCGCCCGACGAAAGACCCGATGCAGGACTTTTTTTGAAATATAGTCGCGATGAATATGACCGACTGATGGAAACGTCTCCATCAATTCCAGAGGACATAATCAAGTCATTTGTCGATACATTTTCAGTTGAAAAACAAGAAGACCCTGAAAGAAAACGACAATTCAAGCAATTAAAACGTCCAGATATTTGCGATGTAATCATTTCTGCTGAAGAAAATCGTCATCATTGGTACAAGGATTTGCTAAACAATGAAAATGAACCGATTGATATTGAAGAAAGAATAGAAGGCAATTTAGTGGAATTACAAGAACAATTGATAGAAAAGGAAAAAGATTTATTCAAAAAAGAGAATGATATGGTTTTAAAGGAAAGCAGTATGAAACAAAGGTTAATGAATGAAATCGACAATGCTCAAAGAAAGAAGGCTGAATATGAAAATAAAATGCAAACTGCCTATATCAAAATAGAGGAATTTGTAAATATGTATTCCCAAACAAACGGTCGCGACCCCATTGAAGAGGAAATACGTACTCATTTTGAGAATGGAGATGAGATTGAATTTATAGATGAGTTTATGATGAGACATGCTGATGAAAAAATATGATAAATATTGGAATGATCATACAATATTTATTCTAGAATAGTTGCAAAACAATAATCAACATCAAAATGATGAGACATGTTTGTACGCTACCGGCGATAAATTCGACGGTTGCATTGTTTGCATTTTCTTGTCTGCGAACCATTGATTTGAAGACAAATGTAAAGAGCAAAATAAACATAAGAGAAAAAATAGCCCCTGAATATTTTCCTTCCAATGAATGAAAGAAATTCTGTATAGGGGATGTATATTTGGCAGTGGTCATTTTCGCACTTCTGTATGGAGACATGGCTGAATTATATACATTTTTTAATTTGTCTTTCGCGAAGGATGTTTCTGTAAATTGATTTGAATCTGACATTTACGTCAATATACATTATAGTTCGACAAAATCATCCGAATTTTTAATACACCAAAACGGTACCTTGGTACCCTCATTGTATTCTTGAAAATATATACAAGATGCATCTAAAGAGGCAATGGAATTCACTTCATCCTCTAAAGGTTGTTGTACATTGGTTTCCAAGACAGACGTTTGTTCCTCTGTTTTTGGTTGAATCAATTCATCAGTTTCCGGAAAGGATTCATCATTCGGTTTATCTAAATTGTCGTTTGTAGCATTATCCGATTGAATTTCGGGCTGGTCGTTCGTGGCGGGATAACTAAAATAGGACACCATAGAAGGTATAACATCACTCAGTGTATATCTTGGGTCGATTTCTTTTGTTTGAAGTTCGGATAGCGTGCGCATGATATAAAGAGGTTGTTTTGTATGTCCTACAAAACGACGGATTTTTGTCACAGAACTTTGATATTCAAATGGATGTATAGAGAAAAAGAAAAAATTTCCTAAAACAGGATGATTGATTCGTTCGTCAATGAGACTGATGTATCCATAATCTTCTTTTTCATCCTCTTCAAATTCATTATATACATTGGCAAATCGGTTATCCTTCCATTGACATAAAAACATGATGGAAGGTGTTTCCATAATTTCCCCTTTGTGATTTTGTATCGTGTAAAGCGCACGATCTTGATAAAAGATAGAATAACAGTCCTTGAGAATTTCAAAACCGAGAGATTGATGTCCGTTTAACATTTCATCAATCGTAATCCACATGACACGTTTGTCCTTAGTTTGTTTAATATGAAAACGTGATAAATCAAAGAACACATACAAAGTATTCTCTAAAGAAGAACTACTGACATACCCTTTAAACATGGATTTCATTCCGTTTTCATCATCTCCTTCATTCATTTCCACATATTCAAGCATATGCATTGTGCATAAATTCTCAAAATATATATGCATCGGTGAAACTTGTCCATCTTCGTCCGCTGGAATATTTGTTGCACACTGAAAAGGAATATTCGGAAAATTCCATTTCCCTCCGTCTAAAAACATCATATATTGAAGAAAAGGAAATTCATTTTCTAGATTTAAATAATAACCACATAATTTGACGGTGAGTTTTTTTGTGATGTCATTGTCATTACAATGTTCAAACTCTTTTACTAATTGGTCTATATTATTAAAATAGGTATATCCATGAGATTGTGTATCGGATGTTTGCTCATTCTCATATTCGAAATGCTTATCGTATTCAGCGTGTTCGTCCTTATATATAGGTGATTGCGTACGTTTTACTTTGATATTTTGTGTATGAAATACCGGTTCAGGAAAAACCTCTTTTTTAATAGATTCTCGTATATTTTCATTTTGGATAAATAAATCTGACATAGTCTATACAAAACGATGAGGTAATTTCTATTTTCGAATAACACAAAATATAGTAAAATGTAAAAAACAAAATAGGGTATAAAGAGTTCATGACTAAAGCATATATCATAAGCAACCCGCCTTATAACAACCACTTACATCCCCTTACTTTTAAATGAGCTACGACGCAACTCACGATGATTCGGAAGACGAATATATAAATGACTATGATAAATCTACATATATTCCGCCTTTATCGGACAGTGATGATGACGAAGATGATATCCAGAGTAATGTATCAAAATACAGCATTGTATCGCGTAATAAATCTTCACAACGCATGAATGATATATATAAGACAGTTACACAAGGGACTGTTTGTGTTAGAGATGCACATAAGAAACGTGGCATTAAACGTATTAATGCCTATTATACATCTATGACACCCGGAGCACCTATCCGCAATGCACTTACCGGAATATACGAAAATGATTACACCGGAAATACAAAATGTGCAGTAGGAAGTCCATGGGAAGATTTATTTTTCAAAGTGATTATAACAACAACGAAGGAAGGTCCCACCACATTATTTTATGACAGTCCGGAACAATGCAATCGTCATTTGGATATGTGTATGTCTGATGAAGTTATTAAAAATTGGTATCCAAAATATCAATATGCAGTATCTCAATTGAAGATTGTACAAGAAGATTTTACCGAACAAAAAACGACTATTATACGCTAATTACGTAAAATTGATTTTTATTGCAGGCTATATGATATGCAATAAAAATCGTATTATGAATTCGAAATATATCCAATATGAATCCTGGACAAGTGTGATCCCGAAGGATACAAAAGAACTTTGTGAATATTGTAACAAACATAAATTGGCTGATTTATGCAATACATGTGGAGAAGGTGTATGCTTACATGACACATGTTGCTTGGTATTTCCACATTACAAACGCACACATTACGTTGTGTGTAATAATTGCCGACAACGGGTCGAAAACAAACTAAAAGTTGTCATCGACTACTCTAAACTTCGAATTTTGAAGAAAAAAATTAATCAATATACTAATTCGATTCAAAAATGAGCAAATATTTCAAATATTTTGCATTGATGGATAAATTGATTCCTCGTTGCATAATATTTTTTTTATGATTTTTTGTGTTTGATTAGTGTAATAAAAAAATGTCTATTTACGCAATATTATTTACAGGTGCGGGTATGGGTTGTATGCTAGGATTTTGTATGAAATCATATTGTTGTCCGGTTTATGTACCTATTGACCCTGAATCTGACTCTGACTCTGACTCTGACTTCGATGTAACTGACTATGTGAAGTATTTGGAAAATATGTTAGATGATTCTACCCAGGTTACAACAGAATCGATTCAATTATACGGGGTCGAACCAGGTTATATTAACATCACTCCAAATAGTGTTTATAACCAGGATGTTCTTCCCTCTGCACCTATCCAAGCGACTGTTATTGATAATGAAAATGATACATTTTTGAGTGTCCAAAGGTCAGATACATCTTGAAATAGAGTCGTTTAGGAAAACGTCGGTTAAACCAATGCCAAAAAATATGATTATAATGTAATATGAGTAATACGAACACAACCACGGGAAATAAAAGTACAATATCGAATTTTATTCAAAATATGAATAATACCTTTGTTAATAATCAACTATTAGATAAAATGATCTATAATGGTGTGAATGGAATTCCTTATGCAGTAATTGGTATGGTAACTGTTGTAGCAAGTGCTTTTACATATGTAACTTATTCAGATTATGCAAACGAGTTTATTGAAACAACTGAAGAAGAAGAAGAATCATTGAAGCAAGACATCACTTTTGAACAAAATCGTTTGCAAGAAGAAGAACTCCAAAATGAAGAAGAAATAAAAGAAAGAGAGGTACAAGAAGAAAAGGAATACGATGAAGAGGAGGAAAAAGAACAAGAAGAGCGTAAGGAAAAAGAGAAGGAATACGAGGAAACAAGGAATGAGGAGGAAGAAAAGAAATATGAGGAGGAAAAGAAATATGAGGAGGAAAAGAAATATGAGGAAGGCAAACCCGAACAAGAAAAAGTGAATGAGGAACCAAAAGAATACAACAAAATGGGTGGTAAAAGTTGCAAAAAAAGACAATCAAAAAAACAATCAAAAACACATAAAATTGATAGACAAAAACGCTAATTTCCTTGTTCAAATATTATATTCAATTATATTCAATATGGAAATTAGGCTGATACAGAACGAGAATGATGGATTTTATGGATTAGAAGAATGGCTTCAATCCCCATCACATAAATTTGAAAAAATGTATGTTTCTTTTGGGGGCAAATTAAATTCACGTTCCATACAGTTTTCTTATCCTGAAACAATTCGAAATAGACATTATGATACCAATGCAAATTATCAAATGATACCCGCTTTTATACGCCATCAAAGAACAGATACCGCTAAAAATTTAGTGATTGTCATTGACGATTTTCATCAACAAAAAAGTTTGGAAAAAAACATAAAATACCTAGAAACAGAAATGAAAATACAAAAAATAGACCATGTCGCGGTTTTATTTATCAATAAACAATTATCCTCTATCAATATTACGAATTGTTTGTCAGTCGTAATACATTTTATAGAAAAACAACAAATTCAATTAAAAGATATCATGTTTGCCAATTATATTTGTTTTAAACACCCGAATGAACATGAAGACCGAGTCGAAAAAAATATTTGTTCATCCATTTCAAGAACATTAAAAACAATTGGAGATGGAATATATGAATCACGATTTTATCAATGGTATGGAATGCGATTTTACTGTTATGATTATCTCTATTTATACAATGATTATAAATTAGTTCGCGATTTAGATATGATGAAATTACAATCACAAGTTTTCCAACAAGTATTATGCAATGAACCATTAGACACAATTGAATATGAAAGTATTCAAATGTTCCTTGAATCGCAAACACCTTCTTTACAAAATGCATGGTCAAATTTTCAACAATATACGGTCAATATTGTTGAAGATTATATTCTTGAATGAAAACATCGTTGAAAGAACTGATTTGTTTTCTCTATGTCACCACCCGATACAAAATCATCAGGGTATCCGTCTTCATTGTTTTTGTCATAGCAGAGTAATACCGGAACGCCCTTGACGATTTTTTTTCGCTTTAAAAACCCGAATAATTCAAAATTCGTATCTACATCTAAATTACAACATTGAATCGTCGCAGGTGCTTTGTCAAACCATTCATGTACGGTCTGTTCAATTATTTTACATGGCCCACACCAATCCGCGCCAAATTTGATAATTATTTTACCGGGATTATTTGTCATAAGTTCGCCAAATTCATTCACAGTTTTTAATGATGTAATTATTGACATTATAATCAAATTTATCATGAATTTTCTAAGTTATTTTTTGCTAATTACAAAATTGATGTGTAACTTCTTTGACGATTCCATGGTATTACACTATATGCATGACCATTTATGATGGAGATTATGTTTGCAATCATAAGTAGCATCGCAACACTTTGTTTGTTTGCAATGGGTGACCGGGTAATTATTTGGTGTAATACATATTTTACACCTGCCTTACAGAGGATTCAAGCCCGCATAAATGGCCATATTATATATCATAACCTAGATTTCGAAATAGTATTTTACATGATGTTGCGAGAACAGAATATACACCATCCGTATTACATGAATAAATCATTCATAAACCCAAAATGTAGTTGCCGATATATTTGCACGAATATAACGCGAATTCAATCATAAAAAAAGAAAAAGGAGAGGGTTTCCCTTTTTTTCTTTTTTATGGAGGATAGTTGGATAGTTGGTTCTTTTTTCTTTTTTATGGAGGATAGTTGGATAGTTGGTTCTTTTTTCTTTTTTATGGAGGATAGTTGGATAGTTGGTTTTTTTTTCTTTTTGTGGATGTTGTTCTTAATTGTATGTCTCTACGTATTGTTGATAATTCGCATACAAGAATGCATATTGATTTCTGGCACTGTATAATTCCTCCTCTAATTTTTTGACATAATCAGTACTAACCAGAGAACAATCCTCATCGATATTATTGAATTCGAATTCGTCAGATAGAGAAGTATCAGAAGTATCTAACTCTTCTATTGTCATTGGTTTAATGACACTTTCCAGTTCGAAATTATCATGTTCGGAATTATCATCTGAATATTCAAAACTAAGCGAACGATATGGTTTAATTGTGGGGTCAGATAGTTTGTTTCCTTTGTTTTTTATTAATACCCAAAATACATGGGGTGATTTACCATAATGTATCTTGGCGGAACGGTTATCATTAAGTTTATCTTGCAAAGTTCTTGACTCAACTGTGTCGTAAAATGTATCAAAATACACGAAGGCGCGGTTTTGGATTAATTTACCATCGTTACGATTTTGCGAAACCAAATCAACATAATTAACCTTACCAATGTTCATGCGATGAAATGTATTGATAATATCTTTCTTTGTAATATTCTCATACACAGATGGAATAAAGATTGATAAATTATCAATTGATAAATTATCATTTTTATTATTTTCGCGACGTAAATAGGATGTCATATGAAGGGTTGTTTCACGGTCAATTTGATAATCAGTCAAAGTTAAGTCATCTTTTAAATGTTTGCACTCATATAAAAGACCCCATTGATTCAAATCGGGTAAGTTTTTTTGTGTATTGTTAATTAATTCTTTGACATGACGTAATGTATTCGAAGGTTCAACGTCTATGACGAAGGTTTTACCGGTAAATGATTTGACAAAGATTTGCATAGTGTGGTGAAAGTGGGTGTGATTGTTATTCAATAATGAAATAAGATATATTAAATAGATAATAATACAACCTTTCAATTTTGTTGTTTTTTTCGGCTTTTTTTTGCCCTTTTCCGGTTTTGTTTCTTCGTTTTTCGCGTTTTCATGGTAAATCGATTTATTGTCTTCTTCACACCACCTTTTTGTATGCTATCCTTGGTATTGTTATCATCAGTAAAAGACAAAACCCCATTCTTTAGTGTATTTTCATATTCGATTACAACCTTATCCATATCCATACCCATGGGATTGAATATTTGTTCAAATTCCATGTCTGTTATATCCTTGGAATGATTCATCTTCCTATTTACAACCATATCTTGCCTAGGTGATTGTACTTTATCCAGTTGTATTTCCGTCATATTTTCTTTGCCAGATGGTGCAACAAGTTCCTTTATATTATAATTACTATTTTCTGTAATTGCTCTTCCTCCTTTCAATACACTGTTTCGATAGTTGGTTGCATTGACGCTACGCACATATTCTATAAGTCCAGGGTATTTTTCCTTGATTTTTACAATCATTTTCTCTTGGAAATGTAAAATATTGTCCTGTAAATCTTTATATGTAGCATCAAACCGGTTTGACCCGTTAATTCTGTCTTTATTTCCTTCATTGTGAAGGAAAGATAACAACCATTTATATGCGGGCCATGTCTCTGCATTTTGTTCTGTATCAGGTTGTTTTTCCAAAGCAATTTTTTGTAATTTTTCAGAGGGAGTCAATGTGTTTGTATATTTTTTAGGTTTTTTGAAAGTCATGCCAAAATCGATAATTAAACATCTTCCTGTGAATAATCCTTTCAGATGACTATATTGATAATTTGTGTTTATGAGGATGTTGTATAAATGATAATCGCCATGCATAAATCCTATGTCGTATAATCGTATTAGTTCGTAGGTTGCACGATACAGATAAAAAGATTTTTGTTCATATGAATACGTATTATCGGTCATAACCTCACTTAGTGTTTTATAATTTTCCGCAAAAGACATTGCGATGACTCCTAATCTCATGTCAGGGAGTTCTGATAATAAATTACGGAATGAAGGTAAATAACCATCATCGTCATCGTTATTATTTTGTTCTGACATTTGGTCAATCAAGGCAGCTAATAATCGTCGAGCACCTTGTGAAGTATTATTTACTACATTTGAATACACAATGGGAGGACAAACTGCTTCTAGATTGTGGTTAGTTTTTTTATACACCCGATTTTGGGTTTTGATTTCAGTCAAAAACTCCTTACTCGGTGTGGGCCGTATGTCTAATCGATTGTCTATATACTCGTATTGGGAGTCATATTTACCATCATCATTATCATCTAAAATGGGTGATAATTTCACAAACAGTTGACTACATCGTATTGTGTTTTCGGTATTATTAAGCGACAAGATTTTATAGTTTGATTTCGATGGGTCTTTTATTTGTATTTTGAACCCAATACCATATGCTCCGCGCGTGAAATAAGTGACATTGGAGGATTTGATATATTCCATAAAGCGCACTGTATCCGTTTTTTTCTGAGTTATTACATCTTTGTCTAAAAAAATAGCCATTTTTCGCTATATACAATTCTTATAAAATTATAAATTAGTAAAAAAAAATGTAATATAACTATATAATGGCTTATACCAGAAAAAATAAAACACGCAAGGCTGTTCCTTGGAAAGGATGGGCTAAACAAGCTCCTAAGGGAAAACAGAGAACTACTATGTACAAGAAATGCGGAAAAAAATGCTTTTTAGGAACAAAAACTCGTGGTGACAAACAACACCCCGATTTTCCTATTTGTACTAAAGGTACTTGTAAAATCAATAAAAAGGGATTATATGCTGCTTATATTAGAGCTAAAGAATGGGGAAAACCAAGAAGTACTTATAAAATCAGCAAACCATCTTTCAAACGTGGATATTATACTAGAATTGCTAATAAAGCCAAAAGAATGTTAAAATCCCGTGGTGTTGATGTAGGTAAATAAATACATAAGTGCGGTATAATTCCAACAAACGCAATATCGTAGATGTTTATAGATAGAAAAATATGGAAGGAAATCACAATTTAGATATAAAAACCTATAATTTAGATGAAATTTTAGGATTATTTGATTTGTCGTCCTATCAATTGACACAAGAAAATATGAAGTATGCAAAAAGAAAGGTGTTGATGCTTCATCCTGATAAATCCAAACTGGACGCAAAATATTTTTTATTTTACAAGAAAGCATTCGCAGTGATATTACAATTTTACGATCATCAACAAAAACAAAATCAGCAATTACCAACTGAACCAAGTGTATATCAAGTATCCGACAGCACGCAAAATAAAACTGCACAAAATCAAATTAATGAAACTATGAAACAAATGGGTGAAAAATCATTTCAAAATAAATTCAATCAATTGTTCGAAGAAAATATGTCACAAAAACCAGATACTTCTAAAAACGATTGGTTTGTTCAAGAAAAAGCAAATTTTGAAATACCAACGGAAGGAGTTTCCACGAAAAATATGGATCAAGCATTTCATACAATCAAACAACAATCTTCGGGTTTAGTAAAATATCAGGGGGTTCAAGATATGATGCAAGTACAAGGAGGGTCATCTTTTTATGATGATGATGAGGATGATACTATGAATCAATATGTATCAAGTGACCCATTTGGCAAATTAAAGTTCGATGATTTACGAAAAGTGCATAAAGATGAAACTGTGTTTGCCGTAAGCGAACGTGATTTTCAAAATGTTCAAACATACAAATCGGTAGATGAATTCAATCGCGCACGAAGCCAACATAATTATGACCCAATGGAACAACAAAAGGCGAATCAGTTGCTTCAGCAACAGGAACAAATGAATCATAAACGTGGAATGCAACGTGAATATCAATCGAAAATAAAAACACAACAATATGAAAATAAAAATAAAGCAGTATTATCGTCGTTTATGCAGATAAAAAATGCATAGTTACAAAATGACAACTTAGATTGTCATTTTGTGTTTATTTTATTCAATGTGATTGTGCATTGTGGTGTAATTTTGGTTTCGTTTTTTTAGGAATAGGTGAAGGGGGTACTAATGATTCATCAAACAATAAATCGGTACATATTCTCATTTTCCGCTTGTTCGCTTTGATTTCGTCTTGTTGGTCGTCCGTTTCATTGTTGTATATATCTTGACTCATTGTATTCATCAAATCGACGCGACTGGGCGTACGATAGGGGGTTGTACTTGATTGAGACAAGATGGTGGGTGTGAAATCATGTTGAAAATATCTTTCCCGAACAATAGTCACTGTATTGCATGTTCTTTCTTGACCTTGAATATCTTCACGTAAAACAGAATATTTCAATTGCGATATTGTTCCGATTGTTTGTAAAAGAATACTAATATCGTCACACAATCCTTTCATATATTCATTTTCATTTAGATTGTATAAATTCATATGCTCACTGAGTTCTGAATAAAATTTTTGTACTATTTCACGAAAGGGCATATATTGGTCGATATTCGAAGGAAGCATGTTTTTCTTGTAAAATAAAATGTTGTCTTCGTCGTTAAGTTCATCATAATCAACATGGATATTCTGTAATAACTTATTTCGCGCTTTCCCTAATGAAATTTGCGTCGCTAATCGAAAATATTGAATAGAATCGAAATAAGGTTGGGAATGTTGAAATGTATATCCTGAATGCATTTGGTCAATGGAAAGTAAAGGCGGTAAATCGGTGATTTTTATTTTTATCTGTTTTTCCGTATCATAACACATATATTGTAACCAAACATAACAGTTTTCGGGATTTGTGGTAACAATATGATAATGTTTTTCAGTATCAGTGTAAAGAGAACCTATATTCAAAGAAGGCACAAAATCTTGTGCATGATAATCATATAATTGTCCGTTATATATTTTCAATTTCGCATCTGTACCAATGCGATGAAGCTCATTGTATAAAATTTCACCATATACGTTACCAGTTTGTTCGATTTCAGCAATAAACCAGTTGTTCGTATAATTTGAATAATGTCCCAAACGGTACATCATGTAGGGATTGTGTTCAGAACCTAATGCAATAAAATGAAAAGGCACATCCAATGGAATGTGTTGTGCTAACTTGTCAGCAGATAATTCTCCCACCGTTGCATCCCCATCCGTTAAAAAAATACCCACTTGTTTTTCGATGTCTGACGATTTTACATCATCATTCATCGTTTTTAATGCAAGTCCAATATTCGTCATTTGCATGGGGCGAATCCTTGCTAATTTGCTCACAATTTCATCAACATTTTTTTCGGTAACATGAACACAGTCAATATAAGAATGAATGCAATCGTCAAATCCTTTCACTTGAATAAAGACATTTTGGGTATTTTTTGCAAAATAATGAACCATATTTGTTAATGTATGAACCAATAATTGCATCTTGGTACGTCCATTATCCACGATATCCACCATTGACCCAGACACATCAATCATAAAATGAAATAAAATGGGTTTTTGTATTGTTTCAAATGATTGTATATGAACCGCACACGAACCATATGTTTCATTCTCTTCTAGAGACAGAAATTGTAGTGGTGGGTACGGAGATTGTAAATATTTGATGGTACAATGTTCAAAAAGATTGTTCATCTCTAATATTATTCTATTATACATCCTAGGGTCATTTTTATACTCTTTTTCTGACACAGTAAAATTAGGTGGTTATAATTCGTGTTTTTTTATTTCGTATGTATTTGATAGCATGGTAGTATCGCCTTGTTTGGATTTCATTCGGGATAAAATATTATTGACCAGAGGATTTTGGTTTGGGGATTGTTTCGACAAAACATCATTTTTTGTCTTTAATGATTGAATTTCATTACGCATATCATTCATTGTATCACGCATGTCTTTCATAAAATCTTGTAATACGGATAAGTTGGTATCATTTGTTTGTGAATATTGTGGCGGGTTATGTTTTACGGATTCCAATATAGGCGTTTCGTTCCAATGGACGCTTTTTGATGGATTTTTTGTGATATTTTTAGATGGGTGATTATCACTGCTAACATTTGAAAGAGACAAATGTGTATTTTGCATATTTTGTGTATTATTCCCTAAATCGATAACATCTAATTTGACAGAAGAATGAGGAGGACTGTTTAAATCATATTCCCGTTGTTTCATTTTGTCTTGAATTAATTTGTCAATATTTTCCATAGGTTCATCTTCTTTCATATTTGCGCGAAAATCGATTTCACGATTGGGGGTCGTCTTTAACATATTCCCATATTCTTGTTGTCTCGTTGTAAATTGTTGATTTATTTGTTCTTGTTTTTTCTCTAAAATGGCATCACGGGTGTATTCTGTATTTTGCATAGGCATTGTCGATGAAAAAGGAATCATTTGTTTTTCTTGATTCACAGGAGACATTTCATTGAATGAGGATGAAAATCCAGAATAAGAAGATGGGGTCTCTTTTTTCGTCATTTGATTGTCTAAATCTTGTAACATGTACGAAATGGTATCCCGATTTAATTGTTGTAATTCTTCTATGGACAATAACTTGAATTTATTGCTTTCATAAAATTGCTGAATGATTTCACGAAACCATAGTTCTTGGTTTCCTGGTTCCGTTTTTTCAAATGATTGAAATTGAGGTACTTTATGAATACTATCCCATATTAGCTTTTGATTTTCTTGATGAATATAAAGTGACATCGTAAAACTAATTTATTAGGATACTAGAATACTAATATCAATACGCATTTTTTTATGTTTTATCTACACAAAAACATAAATCTATTTACATCTTTGACGTGTCTTTGTCTTTTGCATGGATTTTGATAATACGTTCCTTTTTCGGTGGCCCAATGGGACCGTCTTTTAAGATTGATAATTGTTCATCTACATTGGCCATATACGAATTCATTAAATCCGACAATGCATCAAAATCAAGAGCGCTTTGGGGAATCGAATCCTCAGAATATACCTGCACCTTGATATTATAGTTTTTATCAGACGTATGCATATTTTCAAATACCATGCGCACTTCTTTAGTTGCCTGTCTTCCACCCCTTTTTTTTTTGGTTTGACGATTGGAATTAAAGTAAATCTTTCGAAATGTTTTCATCATAGAATCATTGATTCCTTTTGTTGTAAATAACCGTATTTTGTCTGCCATGGATATTTTTTTACCATCGTGATTTCCACCACCTTCGATTTGTGTGCGAATTCGTTTGTTTATTTTGCCGGTTATCATTGTTACGTTGAAAAAAATACTGTACATACCGCACTCCGTATTTGTCGTTTGATGACGATATTCATTTTTAATAATATCATATTTGATTGGTAATTCTAGTTTGGCACCTTGTTCGCAAATAGTACTGATGAGTTGTTCAACTTCTTTTGGGCATGGATTTACTGCACTGTCAAAATAGAGTATTTTATGTTCATCGCTATCTACAAACAATGATGTCCAATGAGAACCGGGTTGGTCATGTTTATCTAAATTAAATACGATTCCTAATTTCGTTTTCTTTCGGGCCAAAAGGTCTTTCAAAGATAATCTACATAATTCTTCCCATACGCATTTGCCTTCTTCGATTCGAGTATCATAATTAATCGGAGTAGGGCCTAATAACATAAATTCAGGGTGTGTATCTTCATATTGGCGCAATACGTCACGTATATCATAATTTGATAACCATGCAGTTGGATTGTTCTTCCATTCAGCAGGACTATCTGGTGCAAACAAAATGTGGTCTAATTGATTACGTACAGCGGGGTCTTCAATGACATTCATCCAACAATCTTCTTTATCACAATGTGTCAAACGTTTGCGCAATTCGTTATAAATGCGTTTTGGTGAAGAAGATTTTATTTTATCTGAATGCGATTTATTAAATGCATCACGAATCATCAAAATAGCCTCTTTTGTATAACATGTGTCCTTGTGTATTTTGGACTTGTTATTAGGATGACAATTTAATTTCAACGTTTTATTCTGTTTTTTTTTATTTGACCTAGTAATCGAATGTTTCATCATAGACTATCGTGACAAAAAACATACACAAAATTGATATAAAGTATATGGTTGTATACAATCTATATTAACTAAATATGGTTACGTATACCTGTGATAAATGCGGCAAACAATTTGGACAAAAAGGGCATTATAACATCCATCGGAAGAAGAAAAATCCATGCATACATGAATCGAATTTGAAAGAAATAAACACCGACGACAAGAGCAATCACTGCAAAAAAACAGAGTTGAACCTCAGTTTGGGACAGTACTTCACCACAAATCAAACCCTCAAAGAAAAGGTTGGTGATTTTATTCGAAACGACCCTCTTATTCTATTGGAACCTTCTATCGGACAAGGGGATTTGGTTGCATATATTTCGAGCCGATTTTCAAATATAGTCTTTGATATGTATGAAATTGATAACACCATTCCATTACTAGACAACCTATCTGCCGAAAACGTTATCTATGATGATTTTATGACACAACTCATAGAAACAAACTATGTAACTATTGTTGGAAACCCGCCTTATGTAAAAACAAAAAGGGGGAATTTATACATTGATTTTACTGAAAAATGTTATCGATTGCTTGCACCAAAAGGAGAACTGATTTTCATTGTTCCATCGGATTTTCTGAAATTAACAAGTGCATCTAAATTGTTGGACGATATGATGACCTATGGGACATTTACTCATATATTTCATCCACATAATGAAAAAATGTTTGAAAATGCTTCCATTGATGTCATTGTGTTCCGTTATTGTAAAGACCCTTCTATTGAAAAAAAAGTATTGTACAACGACCAACTGCGTTATATCACTAATAGTAACGGTTTGATTACCTTTCATGAAACCACAAATTATCATGAAGCATTATTTCGCGATTATTTTGATATCTATGTTGGTATTGTAAGTGGAAAAGAAGAAGTGTATAAAAATGAGGAACATGGTACCATTCAAGTATTAAACGGGGAAAATAAAATCGATAAATATGTTTATATTGAACACTATCCATGTGATAATGACAAAATTAACGATTATCTTCTTGCTCATAAACCCACATTACTGAAAAGAGGCATACGAAAATTTAATGAGAATAATTGGTTTGAATTTGGTGCTACCCGAAATATGAAAACCGTTCAAAACCATTTGGGTGAAGATTGTATTTATATATGCAATTTAACCAGAAAAATCACCGTCGCATTTCTTGGAAAGGTTCAATATTTTGGAGGCGGTTTGATAATATTGATTCCAAACCAAAAATGTGATTTATCGTTGATTGTTCGGTATTTAAATAGTGATTCCTTCAAACATAACTTCCTATTTTCGGGGCGATTTAAAATTGGCCATCGGCAAATAAGCAATTCATTTCTTCCTGAATCGTATATTGCGTAAGTGAAAAAAAAATATTCGGAAATTGTTTTTTGTTTTTTGTATTTTTTGTTTATTTTTTCTTCATTTTGTTTTTTGTATATTTGTTTTTTGTATTTTTTGTATTTTTTTGTTTATTTTTTCTTCATTTTGTTTATATGTTCATTCCGAATTCTCTTCTCCAATCTTGTGGCAAATTTTTAATAAATTCGAATGTGGATCGTTTTGCACCATTCACCAGAATGTCATATGCCTCATCCCATGTACGAACCACTGGCTGAACTTCTTTTTCCTTCTTCCAATTTATTTGAAGAATATTGGAAGGATTGATATTCATATTCCAATTAACTATTTGTTTTGCTCCTCTACATAAGATATTACTGCTATCAGCTTTATCGATACACATAAAGTAATAATCTTTGCATTTATCGTCATGCTTGTATTGATGAATTAAAGACACCATTTTGTCCATATTCATCGGTTTAAGTTCGCGACTGGTTGGTTCCAATGAAGTTAAAGCATACACTATTCCCACTTTTGAGAAACAATTATCAGCGGATTTCATTTCGCTTGTTTTAATATTGACTACATATTGTGTTTGATTATTATAATCAAGTACAATCATATCTCCAAATTTGCGCGCCCGTTCATCACGAATATAATTTTTGAAAGGAGATGCTTGTAACACATTTTTTACCGTTCCCTCGTCCTTCAAAGATCCTCCTCTTCCTTCGCCCTCTATTTTATTACTGATTTCAATCTGGTATTCCTTCAAATAAGTTACGATATCAGTCATGATTTTGGGTAGTTCTTGTCGTATCGGTTTCGAATGAAAGCCACGAAACCAATTTTGTATTTTGATTGCTTGAATGATGTGATGTTCTGAATACATTTGTGTATAAAAATTCGGTGGTTATATATATATATCAATTTTGTTGGGTCTTTATATTGGGTCAAAATCAGTTGGTTTTGGTAATTTTTATCTCTTTCGAAAAATCGATTTGATTTGAATTGGACGACTCAGAAGGTGACGGAGTTGAATCTGATTGGGCTTTTGTGATTGGCACTATATTTGGGATTGAATCTGGTATTGATGAAGACATATTTTCCACTGGTATTGGATTTCCCACTGAATTATCTGACCCATTCACAAATTTGGGTGCAATAATAATGGTAGGGGTTTGTTGTGGTTGTGATTGAGTTACTTGATGATTTTGTTGCGATTCCATAATTTTTTGTGCAAATTTTCTTGCTTGCGCTTCAGGATATATATCTTCAGGAGAAACCACTTGTATTAATTTATCATCGTTTAACCCTTCTGTCTCTAATGCATGAAGTGTTAAAAATTTATCACCTATGTGAGCAATTCTCCATGGACGTGTTGGATGTTCAATGTCATCACGTAAGCAAACACGACCACCTACTTGAGGTGTTTTGTCTTCAGAATCTTCAGCGTCAGGATGATACTCGGGACTTAATGGGGCATGCGGAATACTACCTTCAGTACTACTGTCATACGGAATTAATGGGGCATGCGGAACACTATCTTCGGTACTACCGTCATACGGACTTAATGGGGCATACGGAATACTATCTTCAGTACTACCGTCATACGGAATACTATCTTCGGTATTACTGTCAGGATGATAATCGGGACTTAATGGGGCATACGGAATACTATCTTCGGTACTACTGTCATTGTCAGGGTTATTACGTTCGCTCTTTTCAGTCACTGGTGTAAAATCATCATCATCAGGCGTAAATATGCGATCACTGTAACTCTTTGTAATATTCTCTTTAATCATTTCCGTAAGAGATTTCACTGTGGTGCCATTCGTGGTCAATTTCTCAATATTGTGATTTGATGTCATATGCTCAATTTGATTAATATTATCATCTGTGATAATGCGTAATTGAACGTTGATCGTTTGTAATTCTTGAACAAGCAACTTGAATGAATAAGGTATAGAAATTAGACTGAAACTTCGTCCATATTTTGTAATACGCTCCAAACGTAAATCTTCAATATTATCCAATGAACCTACATATTTTATTGGTCCATCCACAATCGGACTCATAAAAAGATTCTTTTCTGGATTATAAATCGAAATGACCCCACTATGATTACATATGGACATATAATATTTGTCACCACGTTCCATCATAGATTCTTGTAAAAAGTTACTAATTCCGTGTGAAATCACGGTATCACGTTCCATTTCACCGATACGTAATCCACCATCATTTGCACGACCACTGACTGGTTGTTTGGTTAGGGCTGTGCGAGGACCTTGTGCGCGATAATTCACCTTGTCCTTCACCATATGCTTCAAACGCATATAATAGGTAGGACCTATGAAAATATCGCTTTCCATTTGCATACCATTCATACCATCATACATAATTTCATTTCCATTGGAATGATATCCCATTTTAACTAACATTTCACCAAATACGCCGATTTTCGTTCCTTTATTATTAAATGCAGTACAATCACCAAATCCTCCGAACATCGCACATGCTTTTCCTGTAATACTTTCTATGAGTTGTCCGATGGTCATACGTGATGGAATAGCGTGGGGGTTAATAACCAAATCGGGACGCATACCTTCAGATGTAAAGGGCATATCACGCTCAGGTATTACATTACCCACCGTTCCTTTTTGACCTACACGCGAGGCCATTTTATCACCTAATGTAGGAATACGTTGTTCTAATACACGGACTTTTGCAATACGACGTCCTTTTTCATCATCCGTCATAAATACTTTATCGACAATACCAAATTGTCCTTTTTTTGGACTTTTTGAGGCATCAGTATAAGTAGGGGTAACATCAGTTATACTACCTTCTGGAGGAGAAATCACGGTAACAAGTCCAATCAATATTGTTTTGTCCGTTACGATTGTTCCTTCTTTAATAATACCATATTCATCCAATTTGCTATAATCATATCCTTCTTTCAATCCACGCACCAAGGGCTCTTTTTCAATATTCATAAATTGTATGTCTGTTAAACTATTTGCATTTTTTGTGGTTTCTTCGTGGGCTTCATAACTATTGAAATAAGAAGTTCGGAACATTCCACGTTTTAAGGAACCTTCATTTACTAAAATAGCATCTTCGACATTATACCCCGTGTAACAGGCAATGGCAACAATCACATTCTCGCCGTAAGAATTTTCCTCTTTTGTAATCGCTTCCATGTATCGTGATTTTACCAAAGGTATTTGACCACTATTTAATACAACAGCGGTTTTATCCATGCGCATTTGATAATTGGTATGATACAGAGAACATGCCTGCTTACTTTGACCACATGAAAATGAATTTCTTGTTGCTGGATTATTTTCAAGAAAAGCAATTAAATTACACATCATGCCATACATTAACGAATTATGAATTTCACAATGAGTGTATTGTTTTATATGCACAATGGGTTGAGTATCTAAACGTTCTTGTGATTGAACACGCCCACTTTCAAATGCTTCCGGATTCAATGCAATGAGTGCATTTTCACTATCATTATTGTCGATATACTCAATAATTGCCTTATTCTGCAAAAAACGTTCTAATTTCGCCGGATTGGTTTCACTTTCGACACCTTCATATAATTGATATAATTCATAAAATTTCATATCACTGGGTTCGAAAGAAACACTGTCACGTATTTTATTAAATCCACATGTCAAATCTTTCCATGAAAATTCACCATCATCTAATTTTTGCATAATATGTTTTGATTGGTAAGATGCCTTCTTTGTGGTTTCGTCGCGATAAAAAATAGGACGACATAATCTACCTGCGTCAGTACATACAAAGATGGTATTTTGTCGAATGTCAAAACTGGCACTTGCGTATATCGGAATGAGCGCATTACGGCGATATAAATTATAGATACGAATGCATTCGATTGGGTCTTCTACAACACCACCCCAATATCCATTCACAAACACCTTGGTTAATTTGGAAACCATAAATGGCAAAAATTCGGTATTTTGTTTCATTCCCCATTTTTCATATAACCATTGTAACATGGGTTCCCTAGAAACCCCACGGGTAATATATGTGGAAATCGCCAAATGTTTATGCAAACCAATACTTCCACCATCGGGTGTGTCGATTGGGTCGATAAAACCCCATTGGGAATTGTGTAATACACGAGGACCCACTATTTTGAGACTACTATCCAAGGGTAAATTTGTTTTACGTAAATGGTTGATTGCTGAATTAAATGAGAGTCGATTTAAATCTTGCACCGCACCTATACGTTTTGTATGCGCATGCGCACCCCAATTTCCTTTGAATGCCTTTCTTACACCTTCTTCTAAATCGCGATTTTGAAAAATATCCTGATAATTTTCAGTAATAAGTTCAAATAAATTGTCTTCGTACATTTCTTGATTGTAATATAATTTTTTCTCAAATCCCAATTGAATGGTTCGCAATTGAATGGACCAGTATTCACGATATAAATCCGTCAATAAGGACCCCACCAGTTCAATACGTTTAAACTTAAAGTTATCACGATCTGTCGGAGGGTCTAAACCAGTGGAAACAGAAAGTAATTTGAACACAATATGTCCTAGATAATACGCTTTTTGGACGTAATTTGTTTCCCCAACGTGAGGTAAAAGATAATCGGATAGGATTTCTAATACGTGACGCGTACCCTTTCCTTTTGTTAATAAAGCAATGTACTCCAATGCATTTTGTTGATTCAGAATTATAGAAGCATCATGAACACTCGGAATAAAAATATCTATCATTGAATTATATTTGTCCAAATCCAATAAACAATAAGAAATAATATCTTTGTCGCTAATCACACCTAGAGCACGAAATACGATAAATAAGGGTACCGGAGAACGTACATTGGGAATATTTACAACGATATTTTTGTTGGTAAATGTCGCAGTAGGTGCAATCATTTTCACGGATAAAGTACGAATTGGTTTCGATATGTTTTCTGAGACACTTCTAATTTCGGCGGAATATAGATATTTATCATCATTTACATTTCGGACATATAGCATGTTATCCGCAAACTTTTCTTGGGATACTACTGTTTTTTCCTTTCCATCAATGATAAAATAACCACCTAAATCATTTTTACATTCCCCCATACTGTATCGAATCTCACGCGGAAGACCCCTTAATACACAAAAATCGGATTGTAACATGATAGGAAAACGTCCCAAAAACACCTTTTTAATCGTATGAAAACGACGTTGTATGTTTCCATCTATAGATTCTTCCAATTCTTTTCTTAACTCAGCTGCTTGCTGAGGGTCTAATTCGAATTGAATTGGCTCCTTTTCGGTTCTTGTTATTTTTACTGGCATTGGACTTCCTCCTTTTTTCAAAATATCTTCGTCGGACTGTTCTTCTTCTTGTTTGGATTCAATTGAACCACCCAGGATAGCAGGTATTTCTCCCGGACGTAATTTGTCTATAAATTCAATATCCACGTCATAATGGATACTCATAGAGTAATTCATATTGCGAAGTCGTGCATCATTTGGAAACATAAAATGTGCATTGTTTTCATCATGAATAACGGGTTTTCCAAAATAAATCTTTGTACCCTCTTTTCCTCCAAGATAAAGACGACATTCACTCATATGTTCATTTGTGGAAGAATCCATGCGTGAATAAATCGTCACCGGATTTTTTTCTTTAAAAATTTGAAATATACCCTGTTTATAAAAATCATTGAAAGAATCTATATGGTGATTTACTAAAGCTTGCGGATTTTCTTGGAAATATTTTCCGATAATTTTCCATATGGTATTATCTTCCATAATAATGTAATATACAATCACAGGATATAATTGTATATCTTTATTCGCATAAGTACTTTTGTTTATGGTCTAATGTGAAACTCGTCCAAAAAGAAAAAAACGAACCTAATTATATATTTTTATATAATAACAATGGTATTTACACCAACCACAAAAGAAAATTTACAAGATGCCGTGGATCGATGGACCACTGGCAATAAAGAAGGTTTAGGTAACATTTCAAAATGGGATACTTCCAATATCACGGATATGAGTGAATTATTTTTTAATAAAACAAATTTTAATGATGATATAAGTGGTTGGAATGTCTCGAAGGTGACCGATATGGAATATATGTTCGGTAGTGCTCAAGAGTTTAACCAACCGATAGGCAATTGGGACGTCTCGAAAGTGACCGATATGTATAGTATGTTCCGTTATACTAAAGCCTTTAACCAACCGATAGGCAATTGGGACGTCTCGAATGTGACCAATATGGAATATATGTTCTATCATGCGAATGCATTTAACCAACCGATAGGCAATTGGAACGTCACGAATGTGACCAATATGGAATATATGTTCTTGTTTGCTCGAGCCTTTAACCAACCGATAGGGAATTGGAATGTCTCGAATGTGACCAATATGACTATGATGTTTGGTAATGCTTACGCCTTTAACCAACCTATAGGCAATTGGGATGTGAAAAATGTGACCAATATGGAATATATGTTCTATNANGCNNANGCNTTTAANCAACCNATNGGCAATTGGAACGTCACGAAGGTGACCAATATGGATGATATGTTCGAGAATGCTCAAGCCTTTAACCAACCGATAGGCAATTGGGACGTCTCGAAGGTGCGCACTATGAATGGTATGTTCTCTGGTGCTCAAGCCTTTAACCAACCGATAGGGAATTGGGACGTCTCGAATGGACCCGAGATGGCTGATATGTTCAAAAAAAGTGGATACACACATCTAAAACCGGGTGAAGCTCCACCAAAACCGCCTCCGTGTATGTCTCAAGCAGAATATAAAAAATGTATAGCAAATGGGGACACAAAACCGATTGATGTTATTTCACAAGAAGAATTAGAAATAAAAGATGCAGTAAAATTACCAGGCCAACCAAACACATGTTATGATCGTAGAGAATTAAAAAAATGGTTTAAAAATAACAAAACAAATCCGTTGTCTAGAGAACCAGTAAAACAAGATTGGATCAACAAAAATATGGGTGATCAAGATTGTGAGCCACAGACAGAAGGAGGAAAAGGAAAAAGAAAAACTAAAAAACGCAAATCCAAGAAATCCACTAAAAAAACGAAGAAACAAACCAAAAAAAAAGCACCAAAATTCAAAAAACGCAACTAATTAAATGTTCAACGGTCTAAATTGTGATATGTTTATCAAACAAAGGATATACATCCTTATCATGTGTAATTAAAATAATGGCCTGTTTATCATCCTTAAATTTTTGTATGATTTCCAATAATTCTATTTTCAATGTTTTATCTAATGCATTCGTGGGTTCATCTAGAATTAAAATACGACATGGGTTAATTAAACCACTAATTATATTCACCATTTGACGTTGCCCACCTGATAATTTCTCACCCGAAGGTCCAGAATCACTATTTTTCATATCTAATCCCTGAAACAATTCCTTCATCTTGGGATAGGACATAATAAGTTTGTATTTACCATGACAAGTATTTTTATCTTGACATCCGTACAAAATATTATCTAATATTTTTCGGTCAAACAATTTGGCGCTTTGGTTAATATAAACAATATTTGACCGAATATACATTGGGTCTATCTCATCAATATTCACACCATCAATTGTAACCGTTCCTTGATTACATTTATACATTTTTAAAAACATTTTACACATGGTACTTTTCCCTTTTCCAGAAGGACCGGTAATTCCAATAATTGAATTGTCACGGGTGGGTATCTGTAAATTCACATTTTCAAAAATCTTTTTGTTATTTACTTCATAACACACATTTTCCAAGGTTAAATTTTGAAAAGGTAAATCGTGTTTAGTATATGTTTTTGTTTCATACTCTTTATAAGAACCCTTTAATTCTTCAAATCGTTCTAATAATACATCTGAACGACCAATTGAATCAATAAATTCGGGCAAAACACTCAGCGTACTTATGATACGATCTCTATACATCAATAAGATGGTAAAAAAAGTGACAAATGACAAATGGTTGAATTTACCCTGGACGTATAATCTCACTGCTGCACCAATGCACGCAACCACCGTCATTAATACAATGGTATTTACAATAAATAAATTATTGTCCATATAACGATAAAACGAAAAGGCTTTATCACTGCTCATATTTTTTTTATTGTCAAATATGGACAGCTCATTCGGTACTTGTCCGCGACTCACTATCTTATCCACATTGTTCATTATCTCAGACAGATAATTTTCGGTATCATTCATGTATTCCTCGTATTCCTTGTTTTTTTGAATGAACGTATTCCAGTTGCTATATAGGTAGATTATCCAAATCAGATTCCCTATTATGAATAGGGAACCAATGCTTACGTGCTGATATAAAATATAAGCGACTATGACACCTATAAATATAAGATTGGGAATATAATAGGTGAGTATATCGTTTAATGTTGTCAATGTGGTTGAACTGACGCGATTAATCGGTGCTATCATGGTGGAAAAATTTTCATTACTAAATTCATTATCATTTGCAACTAATAACATTCTGACCAATTGAAATCTTGACCATTGATACAATTGGGAAAGTAGTTTGTTCTGGAAAATTCGATAAACATAATTAATACCAATCGTGATTAAAGACAAATAAATAAAATATCGGAACATTTCATACGCTTTTGGAAATTGCTTATTCTGCAAATGACCCAATACTTTTGCAGTGATTCGCGTAAAGCCAACTGTCTGTATAATATTGGTAATAATACCCATGAAGAGTAATACCACTATGGTCATTTTGTCTTCCTGCAAATATTCCTGTATTAAATTCCCGACTAATGTCATGGTCTATACATCATCTAGATATTTTATATCGCTATATAGTATAAAATGACCGATACTTTACAAACCCTTTTCAGTCCATTGAGTCGCAAATATTGCGAATGGTTTTATTATCTTGCCGTCTTAGGTTTTATCTTTTTATTTTTAACAGTCGTTTCTGGTTTGGTTCTTATGTTCAATGCCAAGAAATTTAACCCTGAATTACTTCATTCTATCATCATGACTGCTATCATGTACGGTATATTCTATTTCCAAAACAGACTATTATATTCTATGTGTATCAACTAAACATTTAGCTAATTGTCATTATTTACATTATCATAGGAAAGCGTTTAATTCATATGATAATTACTCTGTCAATAATACAATTATGGATACTTTGTATTATAGTAACTACTGCAAACATTCGCAACGAGTTTTACAGTATTTAGTAAAAGCAAACCTTACTAATAAAATCAGTTTTATTTGCATTGATAAACGGAAACGTGATGCAAACAACAATCAAATGTATATTGTATTGGAAAATGGACAGAGTGTTGTCATGCCTCCAAATGTTCATAATGTTCCTGCCCTATTGCTTGTTAAGGAGAATTATAAGGTCATTTTAGGCGACGATATTATTGCCCATTATCAACCACAGGCACAAGAATCTGGACAAGAAAAAGCAGGAAGCTTTAAAGGAGAACCGGTTGGAACCAGTCTTATGCAATCTAATGGGGGGGTCAATATTGTTTCTGAACAATATACATTGTATAGTATGACTCCAGATGAACTTAGTGCAAAGGGTAATGGTGGGAGAAGACAAATGTATAATTATGTAAGTGCCCAAGACGATATTGTGAGCATTTATACTCCTTCAGATACTTATCAAGCCGATAAGATTAACAGTGATGTTACGGTTGATTCTTTACAACAAAAACGTATGGATGATATACAACCAAAACAAAATCAAGGGGTATTTGTTCCTAAATTGTAAATATTCATGGGTTTTCCATTTCCTCATCGATATATGAAATTACCAAGAATTTATTTAGTACGTCAAAAAGGATACAGTTTGTCCTATGCGTCCCTGAGCACCCGTTGCACCCATTTCACCGGTTGCACCCGTTTCACCGGTTGCTCCCGTTTCACCTGTTGCTCCTTTTTTACCTGTAGGATACAACATCTGTATATTTTGTTCTCCAATATCACATGAAATAGATGCCTTAAAATCGGGTTCGTCATGATTTGTTGCTTGAATCGTTAGATATTTATTATAATTTTGAAGAAGATCCCGATAACGTTTCAATTTATTGTAGATACCACTTATTTTTATTTGGTCTGCTTCTCTATTTGATAGATAACCTGTAATATTTTGCAAAGTAATTGCATTATTATAGGCAATGTTTGTTGCATTATCAAACGTTTCTAAATACCCATACCCTGTGTTACACATAATATACATAATGACGATTATTGACAGAATTATGATTGATAGCCAAATGATTCTTTTTGTATATTTCATATATTGTATGTTGATACAAATATTCTATACACACCATTCAGATGTGTATAGAAATAGAAACAAATCTAAAATGACTATTCGGGGATATATTGTATGGGTAACTCAGCAATACCCGGAGCTCCAATTGTTCCGACATTACCGGTTGGACCCGTTAGACCTGTCACGCCAGAGATACCCATGGGACCTGTCAAACCTTTAGGTCCTGCTGGTAAATACATTTTCATTGTATAATTTATTGATGTGTTGGAATTATTACCCACTGATGTATTGGGTGTTCCAATGGGAGAACCGGTGATGGAAATGTTTCCCGCAGGTTCTTGCAATGAAATAAAGGGTGTATTGGGTGTTCCATTGGGAACATGAGATGTAATTATTTCAAATTTTGGAGGATATTGTTGGACATATTCGTATATATTGTCTAAACGTTGTTTTAATAATTTGATGTAATTCGTGGATTCCGTATTCCAGCGACTCACTATGTCACTTATATCACCATCAAAATTATTGGTTATTGGACGTGACGGTTGGCAAGGCAATGCAGCTGCACGTTTCTCATCTTCAAGATACTGGTCATATAATGTAGCCCAACTATGACAAGTTTCATTGAGTGATTCCAATGTACTATTGGCATCTTCCATTGTTCGACCGATGATACCATTTGTTACATTTGACTTTATTTGTGATAATTTTTGTGCTCCATCTGCATCATTAAATTGTTTGGCTAGGTTATAAGCTGTACCACATGTTTGGGTCGCATTGGTATAGGCATTTTGGTAGTCTGTACAACCCGTTCCACCATTCACTAAATAATTTTGTCCAGATGCATCCACACCTACGATTGAAGTCGCAGTTGAACAATCATTTATCGATTTTGTAGCTTCATTATAATTTGTGTATAGGTCATTTCGAACTACTGAAGCAGTCTGGTTGATATCATCATAACTCACCGTTTTCTTTAATGTATTGGCGGTATTAAGCAAATTTTCTTTTATATCTATACCGGATTCTGCTTCCTTATTCATAGTAGAAATACTTGCATGGGACGTCTGAACCGCGGGAGTTTCTATTTTTAGAAGAGTTGCATTTACATCATTCAATTGGGTCTGACTAATTGATTTTAATGATTGTATATCTTCTCCAATTGTAACAAAACCTTCCACTTCTGTATATCTGGCCGCAGTGTAGGATTCTGAGGGTGTTCCCATGATAATAGGCGCTATTCCATCTGTTTGAATGGTTTGCAAATTGGTTCCTGTATTACATCCGAGTATCGATTTGGGCGTTGATTTATCTGGGCAACTGTCAAATTTATCTGTTACCAATGAATTCGGATTTACACAACAATTCACACCCTCATTGTTGATAAGTGTGGTTATGTTTGCGCAATTTTCGGCGGCTGTATTTAATTGGTCGGTTGTGCTTCCATATATAGCGGGGTCAAACCACGGTTGTTGATTTGGGTTTAAGAAACATTGTTTTTTACTATAGGGTACAATTGTACCTTCGGCTTGATACAGTGCCGGTGCCGGTGCCGGTGCTGGTGCCGATGGTATATATAATCCATTCTTTTCACGTATAGCTTCTATTGCATTATAATATTTCGCTCCGTTCGTACCATATAAATTGGATTTATATTGATTATATGTGTTAGTTGCTTCATTGCAATTGTTTATGGCGGTATCAAATTTCGTTTTATATTCATTGTAAGTTGGCTTATTATTATTAAAGGGATTGAGTACCGAATTTTTTTCTACTAATATGCTCATTAAATCCCATGTGTAATACATTTTACCTCCTGTACCCGGAGATTGGTATGATGCAATGGCTATGTTTTTTGCTATCATTTGTTTTGCCGTCTCTAAATTATTAAACATAAATACTCCGGGTAATTTCGTTGTACTTGTACTTGATGAAACAATTGAATTTGGCATAGAATAGTTTATGCCATATCCTTTATGATCTATGTCATGACCGCCTTTAGTTGCTTGAAAAGAAGAATAAGGCCGGATATGATGGTCACACCCACCATACCATGAATAATGTGCGCAATGAGTCTTTCCTGGAACTGTATTGTTATTCCAGTTTGACATAAAAGTAGCTAGTTGAGATGATGATGCGTCTGAAGGAATGGCATTACTAAATCCAGAACCCATTATGTAGGTATCTATAGATGGCACTACAATGGATGATGATGCAAATGGGTAATTTGGGTCACTTGATAATACCATTGTTCCATATTTATCATATGAGTCAGATAATATGTTATTTGATTTGCAAAAATTATATGCATCTGGAAAAATCGTAGTCGAACAAGCATTTGTTCCAGTATTCGTTCCATAAGCAACTATCGGTTGAAAAGCGGTTAATTTTGATGATGACATATATATATGAAAATTACTACTATACTATAACAAAATACATTTCTATTCTATATTACCCCAATAACCCGTCATTCCGGGATTTCCATTCGGTCCTTGTTTTCCCACTAAACCATTGGAACCATTTGGACCTATTTCTCCGGTTGGACCCTGAGGAGGAGATTGCAATGAAAAATTTAATAATACATTGGATATATCTCCACTTACTGTCACATCCGTTTTTTCGTTTTGATTCGTAGTCACATTATTTACGGTAAATCGAATTTTATAGCGCTTTTCTAAATCAGTTACCTGTTGCTCTAATTGCTCAATCGCATTTGCTTGTTTTTGAATCGTATCATTCACAGCCATTAATTGTGCATTCGCCACTTCAGGACCTAATGGAGCAGGACATATTTTGCATTTAATTTGCTGTATGATTGAATTCGGTATTTTTTCTATTTTCGTATTACCTTGAAACAAATAGGGTGAAGATGCAGGGTCATATTTATTCAGAAAATTATTTGAAGCACTTGATGTTTGATTGTTTGATAAAACGGTTGCTAAATTCGATATCGATTGGGACGTGGATATTGGTGCGGTTACAGGTGCAGGTGCAGGTGCAGGTGCAGGTGCAGGCGCAGGCGCAGGCGCAGGCGCTAATGATGGTGCAAGTGATGGATTTGACATGCTTATTTATAATTACTATACAATATTCAATGATAATATTTGATAACTTAGAACCAATACCCAGTGAGTCCTTGTTTTCCATCGTCACCTACTAAACCAATTGAACCACTTGGTCCTTGAAGTCCCGTCTGACCTTGATTTCCTACTGGAGCTTCTTTTAACGTCATATCAATCATTATGTTATTCAATGATGTTCCACGTAGTGCAATATTTGATGTATCACCGGTTGTTACTGATATTCCAGTAAAATAAGGAATACGTGATTCAATATTACTTAATGCATCCTCTAAATTTCGTATTTGTGTTGGTATTTCCTCATTCATCTGTTTATACGTAAAATGTTCCATAAAATTATTACTAAATCTATTACCACTAGTTAAATAATAAATTATCAATACTAAAATGCTTAATATAAATAGACTGTACATATACATATTCTATACTATATGTAGATGTATATTTTTGCCTCTCTATTTGTGTAAAGAAAACGGTTCATTGAAACCCACTAGACTATTTTGTCCGTTGTTAAGCTGACCTGGATTACCTCTTTTACCTCTTTCTCCTCTTGGTCCGATTGAACCTTGCGCACCATTCGCACCGGCTTTCCCTCTATCTCCAGTTGATCCTATCAATCCTAATGGTAAATTTGCATTGATTGTCCAAGTAGCACCTTGCTGAATCCTTGGAAATGATGGTAAATTTAAAAGGGATGTATCGGGGGGTACCGCCATACCTGATGGGGTAACCACCACACCGCCTGAAGGGGTAACAATGGTAGAAGTCGGTACAGTGCCAGAAGGAGTCACAGAAGGAGTCCCCGATGGAGTCACAGAAGGAGTCCCCGATGGAGTCACAGAAGGAGTCCCCAATGGAGTCACAGAAGGAGTCCCCGATGGAGTCATAGTTTTAGAATGTATTGCTGTACCAGAACCTCCAGCTCCGGTTCCGGCACCCCCCGCTGATTCCGGTGTTTTATCCAGATAAGCACTTGGGACATATGTAGGAGCTGTATCAGGAGCAACACCTGATGCTACACCCGGTGCTACAGTCACAGTGGGTATTACACTGGGTGTTACATCAGGTGCTACTGTTTGAACTTCACCTGGAGTGAGAATCGTTATCTCTTGTTTTGGTGGTGGGGGCGGAGGCGTATTCATAATGCTAAAATAAGGTGTGGTATTACCCATTTCAGATTGTGTGATTTGTCCTATTTTAATATCGTAAATACTTAGAGGTAAAAATTGATTAATTTCATCAATCAAATTTTCACACGATTTAATCTGTTCCGTAATGGAATTTAATGTAGAATCGGATGTCGTATTTGAAATTGTATGAGAAAGATTTTTGTTTGCAACTGTAAATTCGCCACATTTTTCAGAACTGGCCACTCCTGAAGTTGCCGGCGTCAATCCCTCCATAATATTTTGAAAATAATATACACTAAATAATCCAATCATTATTATAAGCAAAATAACTGTATATTTATTCATAATTTTATTCCAATGCATATATTCTATACATACCATATAGAATATAAAAACGATTAAAAAACAGTATAAAAGAATGATTCGCGTATAAAATACATGGCAGATAAATCGACACTTTTAAAAACTTTTAATACTCAATTTTTTGCATTTTTAGATGATATTATTAATATTTTTCCAGATAATAATGATATCGCCACTGCAAAGAAATCATTCGCAACAGTGAAAAAGGCGAATCCAACCGTCATCATAAAGGTATGGATGATATATATTTATACTCCTTATGCAAAGCAAATTGATTCAGGAGACATCAGTTTCTTTTTTGAAAAGGATTATTCGTCCGATTTATCCAATCTACCTAGTTGTGATGAAGTTATACGTATTATAGACACATTGCGTGCCCCCATTCGTTCAATGAGTGATACAAATAAACAACACACTTCTAAATATTTGCAAATATTAAGTAAATTATCCTATATGTATTCCCAAAAATAACTGATGTCCGTCCATCTCAATATTCTAACTATTGTTTGTACTAGTTAGAATATTTTCAAGCCTTCTGTGGGAATTGAACCCACGACCACTACCTTACAAGGGTAGCGCTCTACCACTGAGCTAAGAAGGCATTTGTGTTTTATCATTTATACAAAATTGATAGATAGGTTGTTCAATGAGTATGACAACCAGTAAAATTCAATAATAATAATGACTTTTCATGACGATTGTGAATTAACAATTTCATTGTTTAAAAACGAAGATGACGTAAATGCTATGAATATGTTTTCAAATGTACTAAAAACGTATCATACAAAATATGCGATAAACGATATGGATCTCTTTTTCAAAGAATTTCGTGCTGATACAACATACATTTTCCATATATTTCAAATCATATTTGCAAGTGATAAAATGATTACGGATTTTCCGAAAGAATTTGATATGACTGATGAAAATGACAAACAGGAATTATATGAATATTATGATGTTGTAAGCAATATACAATTCATTTTAGCAAATATAGATACAGTTGATTTATTACATCCGGATGAAGAATTTACACATAATTGTAACAATGCTATCGCCTATTTCAATAAAAAACAAAATGAAATGGAAGGATTAACAAATACCATAAGCAAATTTGTGCAAACTTTGGAATCTTTTGGAAATGCACCAAAATAAACCTTAAACCTCTGGTAATTTTATACCACTGGACACTCAAAATATCCCATTTTATACCAGTGAAGATTTAAAACGGCAAATCATTACTGGGGTCTGACCCTTAATTCTTCAAGGGTTTAAATCTTCACTGGTATAAATAACATGGGTATAAACCAAAAAAATATATATATTAAAAAAAAAGATGTGCAATTTCTAGGTAGAAATTGTTCAAGGGGGGAACTTTTTTTTACGACCAATCCACAACCCTTCTGTGGGAATTGAACCCACGAAGAACACGTTTTGCTTGTATTGTATTCATCTATTCCAACTACCCTACAATACTTACGAAGTTCTCGTTTTTAATAATATTGCCAATTTAACAAAATTGAATCCGAGATATTAGATGAATTCCCATTATCCTTTAACTAACTCTTATAATGAATTCTCAGGACGAAGATGTACTACACTATTGTGAAGCTAGCGATTCACTCGTAGCTGAATGTATGAAATTAAGTGGCGGGAAAAATGGAAAAGGTGAAGGACGCTTATATGTTAGTTGTTCTGCAAAAATATGTAAAGAAATTGCAGAACACAAAGCGGTTAAAATAATATTTGACGACAATTATATCAATAAACTATTACCATTTGTTTCACAAGATGCTAATTTCAGAAATACAAAAATTATCAACAGAGTTACAGATTGGAAACAAAATATAAAGGATACATCTGGTGCAACAATAAGGATCGAAGTTCAGAATGGTGGTGAAGATGTTAGACGAAATTATATTGGTCAAACCCCGCATAGATGGAAGAAGAATAAAACAAAAGACGAAAAAAATAACATAAAAAATTGGGATACATTCCGAAAATCCTTAGTTCCAACAAAGACTACATTAGAATTCATTATTGTTAATGGTGAATTAATACTTCGTGTATTATACAATGAAGGATTACATAAATACAATAAACCAAGTGGATGCAGTTTTATTCAAATTGAATTCCTTAATAACCTTGCTTCTGCTAATAATATCGAAATTCAACATATGATGAATGGTGCTGAGCATAAAGAGCGGAAAAAAAATGGATATTTTTGGCCAGTAGATGGCTATCATGATTGTGAAAAACACAAATGTTGTGGAACACAAGATAAACCTTGCTTTTGGCATAAATATGTATTTGAATTTCAAGGCGACTACTGGCATAGAAATAAAAAGGAACAGGATTTGGCCAAAAAAGATTTTTACATTGAAAAAGGATATAAATGTTTTGCAATAACTGAAACCGAATATATAAATAGGAAGAAGCTAATCAAAAGTATCACGCAAAATTCATAATATAGTCTATTTGCTTAATAATTTCAATAAATATATTAACAATTATACTATTGCCTGCTTGTTGATACATACGAGTATCTGATACAACAATTTTAAAATTATCTGAAAATCCCATAAGTCTTAAACATTCCCGTGGAGTTAATTTTCTAATTTTTTCTTCATATGTAATGTAGTTATCAACACCCGCTCTATGCATTTTATGCATAGACGAAAGTAATGGTCTTGCAATGTCTAAATCTGTTTCGGTTGAGGTTTTAAAGGTTTTTGTTCCACCCGCAAGAACATAATTCTTTACCTTATCTGATAAATAATATTTAGATGGAATTTCTCTATATTCCTTTATAAAATCTCCATGCCAATTAAATTGTTGATTTTTTTTCTGACATAATGCTATATCTCCATTAATCTGTGTGTATTTTTTTTTTATGTTTTTTTCTTTTGTTACAAATGATACACCTTTTTCTTGTAAATAATATTTGTTTTCAACATTATCTTCAAGCAAGTCTTTCATTTTAATTAAAAGTTCTATTTTTGGAGGGGGGAATATATTCATCTTAATGTTACTAGTTTTATTAATTCCTACCATAAATAATCTATTTCTGCTTTGAGGTATGCCATAGTCTTTTCCATTCAAAATACTATATTGAATATCATAATTTAACTCATTAAATTTACATTTTACAAAATCAAATGTTTTTCCTTGTTCGTGGGTAGTTAAACCCTTTACATTTTCAAATATAAACATCTTTGGTTGAGCCTCTTTAATTACTCTTATAAACTGAAATATTAAATTACCCCTATCATCTTCAAGTCCCTTCTGTTTTCCTACAAATGAAAAGGATTGACAAGGAGAACCACCAACAATCATATCAACGTTTTTATATTTATTACCATTAACCTCATTAACATCTGAATACCAATCCTCTTGATTTATTTTATAATTTGCAAAATAACTTTCTTTTACATATTTACAAATATCACACGCAAATGCGATTTTATGGTTAATATTTAAACGAGAAAGTGCGTGTTCTATTGAACCAATGCCTGTAAATAAAGTTCCTATTGTAAACGTATTAGCACTGTTTGTTACCAAATTTGGAATATTAACTGATAATTTTTGTTCGGTTGTTAATGTTTTTTGATGTTTTACAACAAGAGATATTAATTCACTTTTATTTTTGTTAGAATATCCATTTATTTTATGTTCTTTGCAGAAAGATTTTATCTCATTCATTTTCATTTTTTCAAAATTAATATCAGGCGATGATTGTTTGGTTGCCATTGTAGTTATGATTCTATTTTCAGTATTATTTGAAATCAATTTTTTATTAATAATAAAATTCTCAACAACTTCTTCTATCTTTCCTTTATTATCTTGACAAGGTAGTTTTTTATTTTGATGTTTATTAAAGTGAGATTTTTGAGAAAACTCTTTCAAACATTGTTCGCAAGTATATTTTGGCATTCTATACTATTACTAAACATTTTATTTTTAACTCATTTTTAACTAAAATAGTTAAAAACACTAAAATAAGAGATGTGCAATTTCTAGGTGGAAATTGTTCAAGGGGGGACTTTTTTTTATGACCTATCCACAAGCCTTCTGTGGGAATTGAACCCACGACCACTACCTTACTAGAGTAGCGCTCTACCACTGAGCTAAGAAGGCGTTATTATCCCCCCTATACTACTCATATATTTTTTATTTGCGCATTTAGCTGTTGTATTTGGACTTAGGAATAAATACTCATACACTATCGTTTTTGTAATTGGTTTTCGCGATTTTTTTGCTAAATGATGAATACTTGTATTTTCATCCATAATATCTATTGTTTTTGTAATATACACCTTCGGACATTTAGAGCAACGCGTATTTTATACAAGGGTCAGATATGAATAAATAGAGTGTTTTGCTCTAATATATTTTGAATTAGTCATTTATTTCTATCTTGAAAACAAAAGCGTTGTTAGTCCAATACATACGAAAATTATACCACGTAAATATATACCATGGCAGAATCAGAATCAACTATAGCCATAAATACACTTGATACAGATTTTATAATAGAATTAGGAGATGTTATTCAAATATACGCACAGACCAATCCTCAATTAAATGAAAACATGTTTTATGTCATGTATGTCGATGACCAACTTATCGAATTATACAATATTAGTTCTTTTGAACCCGCCACACTTCATATGGACGAAAATGGATTTATCACCGATGAAAGTATTCAAGCCATTGGTTTGAAAAGTCGTAGTGAAGAACCGGGTTATGCAAAACAGCATCTACTGTTACCAAAAACATGGATAGATATTCGTTTTGGCGGAGAAATACCGACTATTCTCACCGGAGAAATTACCAATTTAGAAGATGACATGATTGAAATTACCACCTATCCTGACATGGAGGTCATTTATATTGACTTCGCTTATCAAGGTATCCCAAAACACATTCCCGTGGAGCAACTCATCATACGACAAAAACCGGCTTCTCTGAGTAAAATAGCTTCTTTAGTGGATATTCGCGATAATCTAGAAGAAGGAGAAGTATATGACCCTGAACTAGAAATCGACTCTGTATCGTCTATGTATTATACCGATACCGGTGATATTATTGTAAAAACACCCGACACTGCACAAGCTGATAAATCTGTTCGCGAAGAATTACATGAAATGTATTCCGTGGCAAACAAACTTATTTATGGTGAAGAATTGGGAATATATACTGAACGTGTCGAATTACCAGAACATCAACAGCGTTACAGTATTGAAACACAAACAAACGATTTGTTGGACGAATTGTTATTGAATATACCTGAATCGAAACGAACTCAAAGAGTCAAGGATAATATTCAATTGCTAATTGACCGTTTTAGAGAACTTCGAACTGAATTTTCCAAATTCGATGTAAATGGAAATGTATCCAACAACACCTTTTTGGGGAAGAACTACAAACCCTTGGTCGAACATATTCATAAATTAGACCAAAAATTAAAATGGATTGTTCCTGTGGTTGCTTTACGCAAAAAAATTTACACCGATATTCCCAATGATAATCTAGATGTTGAACAATTGGATAATGATGATGTTTTTAGATCAGACCAAGCTACACAAGAGGAATATATCAGAAATCAGATGCGCATCGGTGATGCTACTCCTTATGTTGAATACAATCAACAGGTAAATACTTCCTTTACACCCATGGAGAGTCCCTTTGATGCATCATCCTATCTTACCACCAATCGTAGTGTTCAGACCAGTATGGAGTGTATCGTCAATAACTTGGATAACTTTTATAGTACAGTTCTTTGGTCTTCCAAAGACACTGAAAACTATTCTAGAACACAATTCGTCATTCAAAAATATAATTTGGGTATGAAACGACTTGCCCCTGCTATTTCCAAGCAGGGCAAAAAAATATTTATACGGGAAAAAATGACCCCAGATGATGTTATGACGATGCGGTCGTTAATGACGCTTCCTTTACCTGCCATTCATTTTTCACAAATTCATTTGCCCATGTCATCCATTTTAACCAAGACCCAATATTCACAACACTTTTTACAAATGTTCCGTCTTTTTCATAAAAAAGTGGATATCTCTACCAAAAATATTGAGAACAACCACAAAGAAGACGATATCAATGATTTTTGGAAATCAGCAGGTGAAGATGGAACTATCAAACACGTCATCCAAGATTTTGTTCTTGATGAAAATCAATATAGCGATGATCATCAGTTTGAACAATTTTTACAATCAGTTTTTCCCAATGGAGACACCATTGTTCGCATGTTGGACAAAATATATCCCGAATCTAAATTATCGTCTTTCCTTTCTATTCAACGTGCAACAAACGCACTTGAACCTTTCCTCATTTATAGAGACAATCTGAATTATTCACAATACAATTCTATCCGGTTTTTTATCAAAGAACAATTAAAAAAATACCGTTTAGAAAAAGAAAACCATCACCAAGCATTGAATTATTTCAATATGGCACAGTTTTCTGGTTCAACTCCACAAGAGGCTAGCATGTTACGCCTTTTTTCAGAAAAACAAGATTTATTAGATGTATTTTTAGAAAATTATCAATTCAAAACACCTCAAATGAAAAAAGTCTATGAATCAATTGGTTCTTCTGAAATTTATTCCAACATTTTGGAAAAAGATTTTGGAACCTTGTTTTATGATTTACTACAATTTATGATGTACAGTCTAGTCATTCCCGAAAATTTAATGCGAGCATTGGACGTGGCAAAAGAAGAGGATGATATGGGTCGATTGGAGAAAATCAAGGCAACTGACTGTGCGAGACGAGTGCTCACCAAAAAATATACTTCGTTACCCGAACTCCATAAAGATAATGGTGTTGAGGTATATTATGATATTGACTTCGATTATACACCCTATCAATTGATGGACCAATACAAAGATGAGAGAAAAAAATACGATGACGAAGACTTCGTCGATTTCTTGTCTGAAATTCTTGTACAAAAACACGATGTTCCTCCCAAGGTCAGCAAGGAAACTGCATTGGATATTGTTTTTGGAAAAAAACAAGTGCGTGAGGGAGAATACGCAATTGTCGAAATCAAACCGGTACCCAAAACCAGTATCGATGAGGACAGTTTGACTCCCAATGAAAAACGCGAAATGGCAATTGAATCCGATTTACGCAAAAAAATTGCCTATTATCGCAGAGTGAGTAATCAATGGATTGTTGATCAAGATGTTGATGAAAACGCGTTTATCGACAGCAACGATTTATTCTGTAATATGAGCAAAATGTGTTTCCGCGACCAAAAAACAAAACATTGCGAAAGTCTGCAAGACGCAGAGAAACGTATTCGATCACTTGAACATAAGAAATTATCTAGTGAATTTGATGAACGTTTTGCAATTTCTAGTCAAAATATCCAAGAAGAACTGAAAAATAAAGTCGAAAAATCCATGAAACAATTGAAGGCATTGGAACAATATCATCACATAAAATCATACAAAGCCAATTATCACGCATTTGAACTTGGACGCTTGGCCAAACAAAACGATACCATTCGTTCTCCTTATTTACCTGTGCGTGAAAAAATATTAGGACAGGGGGATTTTGTCAAACGTCAAAGTGATATTTTAAAATTTGTTGAATTGTTTTGCCGCGACCCCATGGTGGAACAATTACAAGAAAATCCGTATATGCTTTATTGTACAGCGACAAATACACCTCTCTTACCCACTTTTTTCTGGGAATTAGCACAAGCATTTATTACAACTGACACCTATTTGGAAAAATTAAACGAAATTGTTCGCACACAAGGTACTATTAGTGATGATGGAGATAGTATTGTGGATAAACACAGTGGATATGTTTTGAAAAAAATAGATAATGTTGCCGAAGATGGTTATGACGAACAGGGTTTCAAAATTGTTACAAGTAGTGCATTGGAAGACGATATTGGACAACAATTTGTTGCCATGATGAGCGGGAAACAATCAGTAAAAGATGCCGTATTTGAAGATGAAGAAACGCAAATGATTTTTAATTTATATCGTGGAATATCCAAAAATATTGGTATTCCTATTGATTCCATACAAGAAAATGTTATGCGCATTTCACAAGAAATTATTACAAAACACGTTACTTCCAAACGCTTATATGAAGCTAGTGCAAAAGAACAAGAATCAAAAACCAAACGGAAATTACCTCCTTACGCAATTTATCGCAATAAATCCATTATTTTGATTGTATCGGTTGTTATTTTGTATTGCATACAAACCACCACCCCCTCTTTTCGGGTTCATAAAACGTTCCCCGGTTGCGTACAATCATTTGACGGATTTCCTGATAAAGAGGGCTCTATGGAAAATACATTTGGTATCGAATATTTGGCATGCATTTTAAATAAAATGAAAACGAAAACAATCGCACCATGGAATTCAATCAAACCATTGCCTGTAGAAATTATTAAAAATCAAATGATTCAAATGATTCAAGTCGCCATTTTACCCAACAATGAATATATGGAAGCATATGTCAAAAAACGCGAGTATATGATATTACACCCAGATGAAGCCATTCCAAATCAACTATCTATTCAACGCTGGGTACAATTTTTACCTCCTGTGGTGAAATTTTCTGTGAAAAAAAATTTACGGGGACTACCTAAAGATTTCGCGGATGAATTAGTCGAAATGCAACGTAAAGGTGACAAAAAACAACGTTCGCAAATTTCCGAATTCTTAACCAAATGCAATTTATTCGGTTTGGGCGTTATCGAAGCAATCAACAATGTTGTCCAGTCAAAAGGTTTGCTCTTAAAAACTGCATCTCAGTCTTATTATACTGAAAATGCCTGTTGTAATGACCGCACCTCCAAAACCATTATGCAATATTTTGAGGAAGAAAATAATGAAATTACCGCTTATGTGAAAATGGTTCAATCCTGGCAAACTATTTTATATGATGTAAATCGTCGTGCCAAGGCTAGCCTTTTATATGATCCTAGAAAAACCGGATTGACATTCGCGTCTGAATTGCCTTCTTGCCATTTTGAAACAAATGTATATTTGGCCTTTATTCATTATTGCAATTTGGACGATTTACGTCCTATTCCCGATGATTTACAAACTCTGTTCCCTGAAAAAATACCTGACTATCCCAAAAATTCTCCTTTACCTGAGAAAATTGACTTCTTGAAACGACACGGCAAACGTTTCAATGCTACCAATTTAAAACAATTGATGGCCATTATTCACCGTCGCAATTTAGTTGATACCTATATTCAACATGATAATGGTAATCGTATCCAAGGATTAAAAGACTTTTTGTCTTATTTGGAAGAACGATATGGTGCAGATGAAGACAATGTTTTGTCCTATTCTCTACGTGACAAAATAAAGAATGTTTTGGACAAATACAATCCCAAGATTATGGTAATCGAAGACAATGATGAAATCTATCATTTGAATAACTGGCTTGCGCATGCAAATGAAGGATTATTATTGAAAATTACCTCCTTCTTGGATACACATGCAAATTTGTCTTCCTCCAAAAAAAATAAACTTCAACAATTTTTAGCCAATATTCATATGTGGAATAGTGATATGAAATCTCTTTCCAAGAAAGACGAATCCTCTATGTATGTAGTTACACAATTCATTCGGAATGCGGTCTCTGCAAATGCCAAGGTTTTTCCCGAAATGATTATAAACAATCATATTCAACGAACCAGAAAAAAATGTCCAATTCAGCCAAATAATTGGAACTTCTCCATAGACCATTATATCGACATTCAACGTTTTATTGGCGGTTATTATAAATCATTGCTTAAATTTTATAAAGACTCCACTCTTAATTTGCTTGCCGGTGAAGTAAAACAACAACTAGCCGACCTCAATCTATTTTTATCTATGATACCTTTACATAGTCCTTATCACAAAACATTGCCTACTGGCGAAACACAATCATTTTACACATTGTTCGACAAACGTACTATCTATATGCTCTATTGTTATGTATATTATTCCGTTTTATATGAATATATCAATGCCACAGATAATACTGACCTCCTCCAAATGGAGGCTGTTAAGAATAAACAACTACGTCGCGATGCTATTCAAGAAAATACCGATGAATTTATTTTAAGTACTTCTCAAGCGGGTTACGAAAACATTGAAGCATTCGAAGCCGGTAACGAACGGATTGAAATTGAAATCATATCTGGTAACGAAGAAGAATTCAAATCACGTGTCGCCGAATTGGTTATGACCTTCTTGGAATTTGATATGAAACACAAAAAAATCATCGATGTTACCTATGAAGAGAATGACAAAAAAGTCATTCGTTCGCGATTAAGAGAGAAAAAAATGATTACCGATTTCCTTCGCGATGTCGAGCCTGACATCCTACGAGTTGAAAAAGTCAATAAAAAACTCAAATTGGGACGTTGGGATGTTGGATTAAGAGCCGGACTGGTAAAATATAGCATGGGTAGGTACAATGAAGAGCGCAGACAATTATTCGAACAAATGAGTCGCCGTAATGATATAGAAGAAACCACTGATATTCCTATTCGTCGAACTATACAACAATTAGATGACGAGTATCAACAAGAAAACGACGAAATATATGACCAAGAAGCGAATGACATTCGGGGATATGGAGGAAATGATGAAGATGGTCAATATTACGAAGAAGACCGTGATGAGGAATTTGCCGACTAAAGTAACATCGTTTTTATACGCATAATATATACCTAAGAAATATGAATAAAATGTTTTTATTAAAAAATAAAACCAGTTTCGCCATTGCCCTTTTTCTTATTTTGTTTTGTTCCTTTCATTATATGAAACCCAGTTTTGCCTATGGGATTGATGGTGAATTTCGACATTTTGGTCTGGGATATAAGAATAAAACCGTAGTTCCTGTATGGGGCGTTGTCATTGCTTTAGCCATTTTTTCTTACTTGACCATATTACAATTCTGCTATTAGTTTTTTGTCTTTGTTATCTTCTCTTTCTTGGAAATATCAAAATTATTTTGATATTTCAACATTCTTTTCGCTATGTCTAGTATTTCATCGCGATTGATACCATACTAATCACTAATGCGATTATTGAAGTGAAATAAACCCATGTAAAATGTCCTATTCTATGTTTTGTATAAACATAATCTTCTAATTTTTGCACCTGTTCTTGATTTTCAAAATGTATCCGGAAGTCGAGGGGCAATGTATTGTTGTAGTTTTTATCACCCACCTTCATCTGTTCCAGAAATTCCCTGATATTTTGTGTCGAAAAACGCGTCAATAAAAATCCATAATTGAAATCCGTTAAATCACTTTCTTTCCCAAACTTCTCGCTGGAAAAAATCTCATTCGCAAATTTATTGGCACCGAACATTTGAATATACAAATACCCCAATGTATTCTCAAATATATTTACCAAGCCTTTGTTAAAACTTATCGCGAATAGAGTTATGGCCACCAAAGTATAGGATGCAGCATTCGTCGCCATAATTGATTTTACCACCTCATTCGAGATGTTTGCTATTTCCGCACTTTCATGCAACACTCCCATACGATAATATAATAAACAGGCCAATACTCCTGTCAAATAAGTAAAAAACAATATCCAAAATAACGACATTAGATTACCTGCACGACTATAAGCAAAATTATAAATAATTGATAGCGGTATTAAATAACCAAGGATTGCTCCTGTATATCCTATTAATAAAGACATCTATACATTTCGCACAGATATTTTGCATTACATCTATACGACTGTTTCACTAGAAAATAGTATCGTTTTAGAATATACATATATTCCATGGAGTCGCCTAATTTGATCGACCATAATGTACTCTATCATATTCAAAATACATTACAATCTTGTCATCAAAATCGCGTGCAATTTTACTCATATGCTCTAAACATCATTGTTTTAATCGCTTTTGTCATTATTGTATTTTTAGCTCTTTATTATAGTTATCGTAAAAAACCCACGTTACGCGAACAACAGACGAAAATGCTTCACGACCAACAATATGTTATGTCGAAAATACGTTCTTATCAACAACAACAAAAAAATATATTGACGTCACCTATAGGCAATTTATAATATGAATTTACTGTATAATATGAGTGATTTTGAGGAAAATGCTGATTTCATTGAAAGTAATAATAACAATGCTCAGATTCAATTGGAAGGATTATTGAATACATTAGACCCCATGGATACATTTGAAATTCTTTTTGAAAATCCCGTTAGTGGTGACCTTGACTTTTCTGTGTTGAAAGAGAAACTTTTCACAAAAGCTGACAGTATCGTTTTCAAACAACCCGGTCAAGTCACCGAATTACGTAATATTCCCGACCAAGTTGTATATATCGAATGTGCCAATCAATTACTCACTTCCCTTGAGAATTTACCCTCCTCTTTAGAAGAATTGTATGTTCATCACAATAAACTCACTAAATTTAATGGGAAAGATTGTCCTAAATTACGGATTTTGAATATCTCTGATAACGAATTGACCCATTTAGACAATTTACCATCTACTTTAGAAACTTTAGAATGTGAAAATAATCAATTGCAAAAAATTAGTTTTGAACACGCACAAGCACTCCACACATTAAAGGCTTCCAACAATCCTCTTCTTGTATTGGAACATGTTCCTGATTCCTTGGTTCATATGGAAATGGAAAACAACCCTTTCACCGAAATTGAAAGAGAAGACGGTTCCAAAAAAGACAAGAAAAAACAGGGCAAAAAATTGGAATATTTGGAAGGATTGCATGAATATTTCCGCTTGAAAAATAAATATGACGAAAAAATGCTTAAAATGAAGCGGGACGCATTTGAGAAAGGGAGCTCAAAAAAAAATGGCCAGAAATTAGTGCGCGAGGTAAAACCTGTTTGTATTCATTGCAAACGTAAAGTAGGCACACTTTTCTTTATGAAAGATGACACCTATTATGCTATGTGTGGCGACCAACACAAACCTTGCGAATTATCTATCAAAATATATCGAGGGGCTTATTTCCAACTGGATGAAGTTATGGAAATGGAACAAGACGAAATTCGCGATAAAAGGGAACAAATTATCAAATTGAAAATGAATTCATTGTTTAAATATATTTCTCCAGAAGAAATGGCACGTCAGTTTAAAATCGATTTAGAGGAATTTAATGAAGATACTGCACTGCAAATTAAGTCTCGCACACATTACGATAAATTATATAATAATTATGCCAGAGAATCTAAAACCGCGTCTAAGCAGGAAGAAGTTTATCGGATTATACAAGACATTGAAAAATTATTGGAGACATACAAGGTGAGCGAAAATCGCGAGGTTTTAATTGCCAGTGTTCAGATGCAGATTACGGATTTAATTCCTGCATTGAAAAACTTGCGTTGGATGAAATATGACACCATGTTAATGGAGGATGATAAAAAAACCGGAATTTCCACTTTAATTCAACGTGAAGTTTCTATACAGCATAAGGATTATGTTATTGGCAAAGACCCCACCGTTCTTAAATTTGTTACCTAAAAAAAACAATATTTACAAGTATCATTCTGAATATTTATCGATTTCGTTTCGATTTTTTTGATTTTTTTGATTTTTTTGGTTGTTGAACTGGAATCATTTTTGTTTCTGTTAATGGAATTCCTTCTTCCATATTAGAGAGTGGTTCTTGAACTTCTTTTTGTAAGGGTTTAATCATCGGTTTAATTAATTCGTTTCCGCACTGTGTAGTTGTTGGTGTATATTTGTTTTTTAATGGTATTGCCTTTATACTGAAGCTGCTGTCCGTATAGTGGTGGTCGTCCGTTCCGATGCTTCTGCTGCTGCTGTCCGTAAGCCTGATCTTTGTATCTAAGACTGATGGAGTGGATTGAGTCATAATAGCAATTTGTTTTTTAGTTGGGCATCCACAACACTTATATCCACACATAACGATTATGGCTATTATTACAAAAACCAATAATGTTATTGTTCCACCATTCGCTACACAACAATCGGTACCATTACTTGAGCAACAAGTAAATTCGTCACCATTTTCATTACACATAATATCAGTATTGGGTGTTTTTAATGTTCCACATGTTACTATCCACATATGATATGATGGACAATTATCACAGATTTCTTTAGGGAGTGTAATTATACTGTTTGCAGTTGGATATAGAGTAGGATTGAGATTGGAAATCGGGGAAGATAAACTAGAACAATAAGTTATTGAACGAAAACTTTCAGTCAAATAATCAATTGTAGCGGTGTCAGATAAATCCTCATACCACATGGGATATGTAATTACTGTACATGTACCAAGCTGTTGTGTATCACTAAATGATGATATTCCACTGCAATCATCACTCATATACATACGATATTGTATATTATTATTACTGCATTCCATGAATTGCAATGAACCACCACCATAAATCTCTGAGCACGCACCCTTATATATATCCATTATATGGAATGTGAAAGGAATAGAACAAGAAGTATCACTATATTCTACCTCATTTATTCCAGGCATAGATGTGTCATACTCATAATTTGTCGTATATATAGTCTTATATCCGTGAGAACAGGTGTTTAAAGGCATGCTATAATAAAATTGGTATATATCACCTGTAGAACAACTAGAGTCAGTATAAGTGTAAAATTCGGTGATTAAATCATTTGATACACTGTATGTATTATATTTACACGAACTTATATCAGCAAGGTTATCAGAAGTATGCGAACATTTGAAACAATAATTCACACGAACCCCAATAATATTCGAGTTATAATCATCAAAGTTATAATCATCAAAGTTATCATCATAGAATGAAGAATCACACATATGTATTTCCATCATATTTATCTCCAAATTTGATAAATATCGTTCATTATCAACAATAGTGTGATTAATGTTATGTTTTTTCATTACAAACCCCATTTTTTCATGAGGGAATTGAAATTTGGTCATTTTATTAAACATAAAAGGGAAACTAAAATTACCCCCATATACATATAATGGCATCATAAACAAGTATAAAATATATATGTTCATACTTGTTCTCAGTACTTTTAACTTTTGTAAAGAACGAATTGTATTGTCTATAATATAAAGGGTGTATAATCAATTTTACGATAAAAAAAAGAGTATTTACTTAATGTAATTACCAACGAATATAATTCATAGTTTTTTTGTTTTCATAAAGTATAATGAAAAAAAATAATAATTTATTGATTTTAGTAATCATGGTTCTTACTATTTTTGTTGGTATTTTAGCTTATTTAGTATATGCTAAGGACTCACAACCCAGTTTTCTTGCACCAATTGTCGTTCCTATCAGAGGATGGGTTGATGACAATCGTGTAGAGAGAAGATGGTTTGGTGATAGAAGATGGTTTGGTGATGGAAGATGGTTTGGTGATGGAAGATGGTTTGGAAGAGGAAGTGGTGGTCGGGGAAGTGGTGGTCGGGGAAGTGGTGGAAGAGGAAGTGGTGGTCGTGGAAGCGGTGGTCGGGGAAGCGGTGGTCGGGGAAGTGGTGGTCGTGGAAGCGGTGGAAGTATGCCAACACCCGTTCCTCCTGTAGGACCTGTTCCTCCTGTAGGACCTGTTCCCCCTTTAGGACCTGTTCCTCCTGTAGGACCTGTTCCTCCTGTAGGACCTGTTCCCCCTTTAGGACCTGTTCCTCCTGTAGGACCCGTTCCTCCTGTAGGACCCGTTCCCCCTGTAGGACCTGTTCCCCCTGTAGGACCCGTTCCTCCTGCAGGACCTGTTCCCCCTGTAGGACCCGTTCCTCCTGCAGGACCTGTTCCAACAGGCCCTTTCCCAATACCTCCAATTGGACCAATAACTCCATAATTAGGCAGTGTTTTTTAACAAAAAGGAAAGGAGATTGGAAAGGATATATATCGTATTATTTCAATATATATCAGAAACAAAGCTAACGTATATTATGACGGAAACACTCTCTTTACAGCATGAAATAAGCATTTGCGATTTATGTGGTAATGATAAGGATAGTAATTTTAATAAATGTTGCGGGATAAATGTATGTTTTCCGTGCGATGCAAAATTATATGGAAAATGTTGTATCTGTGATAGAATTGAACTTAACCAGATGATTGGGTGTGAGACATGCGGAAAAGAATGTACTCATATGTTAATTGCGTATTGTCCTTATTGCGATAAAATGGTTTGTTCAACCTGCTTACATATCAACGAGAGCCCTTTGATTGTATGTAATAAAAATGAATGTATCAATGCCTTTATGAAAGACTACAGTGATGATAGTGACTTCAGTGATAGTGACTGATCGTAAGATAATAAAAAATAACATTGCGACCGCTGTGTTGTGCACTACTACTACTACTACTACTACTTGCACCAGCATTATTACCGCTACCACGCGCTGCTCTACGAGCTGTACTTACTTCTCTATTCCTTTTGCGTCTTTGAGACAGTCGCTCTTGCTCTTCATCCATAATTAGGCAGTGTTTTTAACAAAATTGAAAGGGTTTTTTGATTATAATTCATTATATCCTCTGAGTGAAAACTCAATACTCTAGTAATATTCATTATGGAACAAAGCTGCCTCATCTGTGCCGAAGATTTTACCGACACTAAAAGAGTGCCTATTACTTGCGAGTATTGCTCTTTCACTGCTTGCATCGCCTGCTGCCAACACTACATTCTTGACCAAGAATCGTCCCTCTGTATGAACGGAGATTGCCAAAAAGAATGGACTCGCAAATTCGTGGTCAATACCTTCCCCAATACTTGGGTCAGTAAGAAGTGGAAAGACATGAACGCCAAAGTGGGTGTGGATAAAGAAAAGGCCTTGTTTCCCGCTACTATGGGAGCTATTGAAGAACTTAAAGTCAAAAAAGCTCTCAAGGATGAAATCACCGAACTCAGAGAACAACAACTTGCCATTATGACAAAAATCACCGAACTCAAAGAACAACAACGTGCCAATATGACAAGAAAATGGAACCTTGAAATCCAACTCAGACATGGAGGCGATGTTATCGCTAAAAAAAGCGTTTCTAATGGACGCAAATGTCCCGACGAAAACTGCCGCGGCTTCCTAAGCACCCAATGGAAATGTGGGCTTTGCGAAAAATGGGCTTGCCACGAATGTCATGTTATCAAAGGGGATACTCGCGACGCAGACCACACTTGCGACCCCGACACTTTGGCCACAGCCAAACTGCTTTCAAATGACACCAAACCTTGCCCCAAATGCTCTACCCCTATTCACAAGATTGAGGGATGCGACCAAATGTGGTGCACTCAATGCCACACTGGCTTCAGCTGGAAAAGGGGAACTATTGAAAACCGCGTCCATAACCCACACTATTATGAATGGCAACGACAAAATGGCGGCGGTAGAGCTCCTCGCAATGTGGGGGATTTTGAATGTGGTCGAGACATTGGAGACCGTAACATCATCAGCTTTCTTTCACGAGCTTTCGACAAAATTCCTATCCCTATTAATGATAAAAATGATATTATGAACATTATCCGCAATATCATTCACTTACACGAAGTTTGCGGACCACGATTTCGCCCCCAAAATGAAGATGCTAATCTTGACGCTAGGATTAAATATATCACCAAAGAATACGATGACAAAAAATTTGCCTCTATTATTCATAAAAACAACAAGGCTATCGCTAAAAAACAAGATATCTTCAATGTTATTCAACTTCAACACCAAGGTGTAACCGATATCGTGTTCCGTATGGTGGATGCTGTCAAACCTATTCAAACCATTGACCCACTAAACCCTACTACATTAGAAGGTTCGGACTTTCTCTTACGCTCTGTCGCCAAAGATATTCTATCCTTAATGGAGGAATTTCAAACTCTTACCGACTACTCCAACGGACTACTTCACGAACATCAAAAAACATACCAATGCAAACTCTGGCGCATTCAACACAAGGCCTCCCGACAAAGCAACGTACTTCTCTAAACACAAGACGCGAACTAACCTAGGCGTAAATTCCCATTTTAACTGTAATTATAACTAAACAAAATTGAAAGACTTTTTTGATTATAATTCATTGTATCCTCTGAGTGAAAACTCAATACTCCTAGTAATATTCATAATGGTTTGTTCCATCTGTAAAGACATCGAACACAACGCCTCCAGTTGTAACGGCCCACTCATTACCGAATGGGCCGAAAAAATAAAATCCTTTTGGGTGGTTGGACACAATAACTCACCCGTAAATGATGAAGCTGTGAAAGAATGGGTACGAACCACCCGTATTAAAATGCCTACGATTAATCGATTGTGGTGTAAGTTAGATTCCTATTACTATCAGACATGGTCATTATTTCTTCGTGGAAATGAAGGTGACCAATATGCTGAAATTCTGTTCATCCGGTCTAAACCAAACACTGTAACTGAATTCAAAGAGCGTATCGCTAATTACATTCGTCCAGTCGAACCTGAGATAGATATTGACCGTATTATAGAGGAACGAGACGAACGCATGCGCATACGACTTCACCAACGCAATGTGCGGGAATTGGCTCGGCTGACCCGACTGGTGGGTAGGGAACCGATTAAACCTGACATACAAATAAAAATGGTGACTGATAATTTGAACTTCTTTCCAGAAATAGACTGTGTTGCCTGTCTAAACCCATTAAATTCAGGGAACACTGTTGCTTTTAATTGCAATCATGTCACATGTGCCACATGCGCGCCGAAAATCATCAAAATGGTTGCTTCTCAGTGTCCAACCTGTCGAAATAAAATTAACACGATTCAATTTACTCCAAATATTCTACCTGATGAATACAATAATCTCTCTTCCTCTCTAAAATAAAGCGTTTCATTTTGAACCGAAAAAAGAAATGTGTATGGGACAAAATAAATAATTGTATATTTGTACATTTTTTGTTCTATTTTCATTGACAAACTACCTATTTTCATCGTCATCATCACTATCATCGATTACTTGCAGACGTCTTAATGTTTGCATTAAATCATACATGCAATATTTGATGGTACCTAACAAGATATTCGAATCACGTAATTGTTCTGACGCGCTAAATAAATTCGTAAATTTATAGGTCAAATGTGTATCTATTTTTTGATTGATTGCATTACATCCTTCTTGTGTTGATACCAATTTGTATTTTTGCTTTTTACACAATTCATTTCGACATAAGGGACATTTATTCTTTTTGTCTAGATGAGTCATTAAACAGGTAAAACAAAAACTATGACCACATGGCGTCGTAATCACATTCGACGTTGGTACTATTTCATCATCATCATTGTCGTATTCTAGAAATTGGAGTTTTTCGTAACATATTGGGCAAACACCCGTGTCAATATTGTTTAATTCATCCATTGAGATTTGTTTATCATCATGTGTTATTTTTTTCAATTGTGCCAATAATTCCGATTTATCATCCATTATACATTTTTCAAATTATTTTATTATTCACAAACAAAACCATTGTGGTTTCTGTTTTTATTCGTACCTATCATTATACATTGAATAAAAAGATATAAAACTTTTTTATGATATATTTTACAGTTCATTATGGATAAGGACGCCAAAATTAAGGAACTTGAAGACCAAGTCGCCGATTTACAAAATGAATTACAAATCACCAAAGACCATCTCAAAAAATATACTGCACCAAAAAGAAGTAAAATATATTACGAAAATCATAAAGATGATATTAATAGCAAGGCTAAGCAAGATCCTAATTACAAAGAAAAGCGAAAGGAATATAACAAAATTTCTTATTTGAGAAGAAAAGAGAAAATAAATGCAAATATTTAGGGATTATTTATACATTTGCGTCAAAGACTTAAACCGTCAAACGTTAGTATAGTATATATATCATGTCAAACAAACAGATAGACTACTCTAATACCATTTTTTACAAAATTCACTGTAAAGATACCGACGTCAAAGATATTTACATTGGACATACCACCAATTTTGTTCAACGCAAAATCGCTCACAAACAAAGCTGTACCCATGCAAAATATTGCAATCACAATTGTAAAGTTTATTCTGTTATACGCCAATTTGGGGGATGGGACAATTGGAATATGGATATTATTGCATTTCATCATTGTGATGACAAACCGGATGCATTAAAAATGGAACAACAATATTTTGAAGAATACAATGCCACCTTAAATAGTATCGAACCGTTTCCAATACCGAAACCTAAAGTTATTATAAAGAAATTTCCGAAAGCCAAGGTTATAGTAAAGGAAAAGAAATTTTCTAACAAACCACGCTTAAAACATTTCTGCGACAAATGTAACTTTACATGCAGTAAAAATAGTGATTATGAACGACACTTATTAACTGCAAAACACCAAAGATTACATGATGTTAATTTCATTACACCAATAATTATGAAAAATTTTGAATGTGCATGTGGTAAAATATACAAACAACATGCCGGTTTATCGAGACACAAACGAACCTGTTATATTTTATCAAATAAACTGAATTCTGTGTCCCATGAAAATCTCCAAATTGAACATATCAACCCAGAAGAATCATCTGTGCAGGAAGAGGTTCCCAAAGAAGCTGATAAACGTGATGAAATAATCAATAAATTGGTGACTTCAAATACAGAAATGAAGGATATGATGATGATGTTGATGAAATCACAAATGCAAAACCAAGAAAATACGAAGAAAATCTTGCAGGAAATAACGAAGGAAATAATGAAAGAAACTTCCAGACAAAATCAAGAAAACACAGAGAATTTTGTGAATAAATTGTCAGAGGTATTACATCAACGCGGATATACAAAAAAACATTGATTTTACGTAAAATTATGTAAGTGGGACATAATATCCCACAAGAATCTTAGAAAAAAAACGTTTAAAGTAAGTGATAAATCTTGAGAATGGAACTTTTTAAAAAGTTCCAAATCCTCTGTATAGGAGGTATTGTTTGAAGAAAAAAACACATATTTCCCAAAAAACGTATTTAGAGCAAAAAGCAGTGTTTTGCAAAAGGAAAAAATCGATTGACTGCAACTGCGTTTTTTGGGAAATTGTTGGGATTCTATGCGTAAAGGTTTAGGGGTTTTTTTATGTTGATATATTATACGATGGCAACACAATGTTACCCCAAAAAAACAACCAAATATAACTGTCAAGTTTGTGACTTTAACTGCTCTAATAAAAAAGATTATACGCGTCATTTGAACACAAAAAAACATATAATCGCAACCGGTGCGCAACCCAATGACACACGCGATGACAACCAATATATTTGCAATTTTTGTAAGAAGGAATATAATGATAGGTCGGGATTATGGCGACACAAAAAAAAATGTAAGAAACCAGAAGAAGTAAGCTCTCCTCAAAAATCTCCCGAAAGTTCCCCTCAAAAAGAAGAAGTATTATCTCATCAAGAACCCCCAGAAAATACCAATCGGGAAATAATTGATAAATTGGTGACTTCAAACACAGAAATGAAGGATATGATGATGATGTTGATGAAATCACAAATGCAAAATCAAGAAAATACAAAGGAAATAACAAAGGAAATAACGAAGGAAATAATGCAAGAAACTTCCAGACAAAATCAAGAAAACACAGAGAATTTGATGAATAAGGTGATTGGTCAAACCCAAGAAAACACTACAAATTTGATGAATAAGGTGGTTGAAGTGTTGCCTCAGATGGGAAATACCACGAATAACAACAACAACAACACATTGAATTTCTATTTGACGGACACGTGCAAGGATGCGGAGTCGATCCATGAATTCACTGATAGGTTCATAGAGCGTGTGGTGGAATTTTTCAGAGGAAATTACCGAGACATAGCTTACAAGCGAATCAGTCTGCCGGACAATGTACGTGATATATTCTATGAATGCTTGGATGAGAATCCTCAAACACAGAATTTCGTGCAAACGACGGATGTAAAGAACGGTGTGTGTTACGTGAAGGAGAAAAAGAA